ATGGATGAATATGTTTTAAAAAAATTGGAACTAATAAAAGCAAAATGGAAAGAAAAAAATGACTTTCAAGAAAAAGGAGTAATATTATTACCTAAAATTATTTCTATAAACAATGTATATTACTTTGCTTATCCAATACTTAGCAAAAATGAAAATTCTGAATATGAATTGCAAAATTGGATATATCAAGAATTGAAAAAATTAGTATTAAAATATTCTCTTAAAAATAGTGATGATTATATTGGAAAAGTAAACTTTGATGAAGAAATGATAAACAATACATTAGATAATAAAGATATATCAAAAGAATTTTTGAATCTATATAAATATATTACTGCAATTGTAACAAACAAAGAGAATAAAGAAATAGAACAAGGAAAATTAGATAAATTAATAGAGAAATATAATAAAAATTTACATGATAATTTAAATGAAGAAATTTTTAAAATTTATGAAAAAAATAATAATAGTGAAGATAATACAAGAGATAATCTTAAAGAAGTAAAGGTATCAGATGAGAAAGAAGGAAAGAATCAAAAAAATGGTGAAAATACAACAAATAGTAGTGAAAATGTAGTCGATAAATATTCTAAAGAAACAAAACAAATTTTAAAAGATATAGGTACTTTAAAAAATCTTGAAATAGTTGATTATGACTTTGAATGGAATTTGGTTCAAGGATTAAGATTTGCTTCATTAGATTTTATAGAACTGTGTATCACAATACTAAAGAAAGGAGAAGTTTCATTAAAACAAGTTGTTGTAAATGAAAAGAATAAAATTGAAATTTCAAGTAAAATTCTTAGTTTATGTGATAACAGATTTCAAAAGGAAGAGACAAATGATGTTATATTAAAGAAAAAAATAGAAAATAATGAGATGATAAATAAAAGTTCAAATAATTTTACAACATTACCAAATGATTATGAAAACAGTTCATGTATTAAATGTAAATATAGTAAATGTCCTAAGTACTATGCTGGTTACATTTTATATTTGAAAAACAAGGGATTATTAGAAACAAAATTAAAAGATAGAGAAGAATATAGAAGAAATAAATTTGAAAGTGATTATTTCACATTTAGATGGACTGTAGAAGACGGAGTTAAAAAAATTCCAGGGAAAACATTTGATATAGCATTAGCATTATTTAAAAATAATATGGTGTTTGTAGAACAAGGAGGAAGCCAAGACGGAGAAAATGCATCAGCAAAAATACATCTACCATTTGACTGTAATGTATATAAATTTAATTCGGATAATATTGAAAATATATTAAAGTATAAAGATACTCCTGTTAAAGGATGGAGAAATGTTACAAGAAATGTAAAAAAATTATTGTATAAATGTAATAGCTGGAATTGTGCACTACCATATTGTATATTTGATGTTGCTGGATATCTTTTTTATCTTGATAAAACAGGGCAATGGAAACAAGCTGAAGAAGATAGAAAATATTATGAAGAAAATAAAAAAGAAATAGAAGAACAGGCTTTGAAAGAACAAGAAGAACAGTTATGTAAATTTGAAGAAGAAGCTAAACAAAAAAGAGCTCAAGAAACTGAAAGAATATTAGAATATAAGAATAAAGCTCAAAATATTGAACAACTAATAGATAAAATAAATACAGAAGAAGGATTACATATATCTATTGAGGGTGAAAGAGGTACAGGAAAAATTGAATTGGCCAATAGAATATGCAAATTACTAAAAGCAAATAATAAAATTGATAATGATGAACCGGAATACTTAAGCATTCATAATTTAGCATTCAAAAATACATACGAGAAGCTGGAAATTCCAGGTACTACAACATGGACTGTAAAAGAACTTTCTATTAGCAATAAGCATTTGTATGTTTTAACAGATATAAAAGAATTTATTAAGGAATATAAAAATATAAATAGTGAAGATAATGTTAATTATATTACTTTAAAAAGAATTAATAGAGTAATTGAATTGATAACATCTTTATTTGGAGAAGATTATATTATATTGGCATCTGACAAAAAGTCGATTGACGAATTTTTAATGTTAGATTCAAAAATTAAATTTGTATATCAAAATAATAGATATGAAATTTCAAACTTATCAATAGATGATTTATTTGAGTTATATTATAAAAGTTTAAATAATGAAATGTTGAACAAGCTAAGAAATGATACAGAACTTAGAGAAAAAATTAAAGAAAAATTTATAGATTATGTGAGTATAAATGCAGAGTTCTTTCCATTTCAAAATGAGGAATTAGCAAGATACTTAGCAAATTATAGTATAAGTAAAAAAGATTTTGTTTTACCAGATAATATTTATAGAAGAGAAACTGTAGAGGAAAGCTTAAAGAAAATAATAGGCTTAAATACAGTAAAAGAAAATATAAAAAAATTTGAAAAGTATGCACTATATACAGTAAAAGCTAGAAACTTAGGATTAGAAATGAATAAATCAAATTTACACATGATTTTTACAGGTAATCCTGGTACTGGAAAAACAACGGTGGCAAGAATTATGGCTAAAATGTTATATGATTTAGGTTTAATTTCAGAAAACAAATTAGTAGAAGTTGAAAGAAAAGATTTAGTTGCAAGTTATATTGGACAAACAGCACCGAAAACAGCAGAAGTAATTGCAAAGGCAATGGGAGGGGTCTTATTTATAGATGAAGCTTATACTCTAGCACAAGGAAATAAAGCAGAAAATGATTATGGAGCTGAAGCGGTTGCAACTTTAACCAAAGCAATGGAAGATCATAAGGATGATTTAGTGGTTATTTTTGCAGGATATAAAGATGAAATGAAGACATTTTTAGATATAAATCCAGGAATATCTTCAAGAATTGGTTATACATTTCACTTTGAAGATTATACTAGTGCTGAACTAAATCAAATGTTCTTTATGAAAATGATGAATATGGGATATTCAGTGGATAAGAATGTGAATAAAAAACTATTAAAGATTTTCGACTATTTTATTAAGAAAAAGAACTTTGGAAATGGACGTTTTATAGACAAACTAATTCAGGAAGTTGTTATGCAACACGCATTAAGAGAAACAAAAGATATAAGAGTAATTACTATAGATGACATACCAACAATAGAAGAATTAAATAATACAAATTATACAAATTATGATGCAGATAAAATGCTTAATGAGTTGGTAGGACTAAAAGATTTAAAAGAAAAAATTAAAGAATTTGAGAATTATATAAAATTCTTGAAAAAAGCAGAAGAGCAAAACTTAGTTATACCAAATCAAAATTTACACATGATTTTTACAGGAAACTCAGGTACGGGAAAAACAACTGTAGCAAGAATTATTGCAAAAATTTTATTTGATTTAGGAATGATTCATGAAAATAAACTAGTAGAAGTTGAAAGAAAAGATTTAGTGGCAGGTTATGTAGGTCAAACAGCACAAAAAACCTCAGAAGTAATTGAAAAAGCAATGGGAGGAGTGTTGTTTATAGATGAAGCCTATACTCTAGCACAAGGTAGTAAATCAGGAAATGATTTTGGTTCAGAAGCAGTTGCAACTTTAATTAAAGCAATGGAAGTCCATAAAGGAGAATTTGTAGTAATATTTGCAGGTTACAAAGAAGAAATGGGTGAATTCTTAAATATAAATTCAGGTATTGCATCAAGAGTTGGCTATATATTTAACTTTCCGGATTATACAGATGAAGAGTATTGTGAAATATATTATAGAAAAATATCAGCATTAGGCTTGAAAATTGAAGATGATGCAAAAGAAAATGTTGAACAAGTGATGAAGTATTTTTGTAATGTGGAGAATAATGGAAATGGTAGGTTTGTAGATAAAGTTGTACAAAATACATTATTAAAACTTGCAAAAAAAGATGGGGACATTACTTTAGTAACAAAAGAATGCATACCATCAATTCAAGATATGACAAGAACTATGTTTGCTGGTGAATCTATGATAAATCCGGATTTTATTGATGAAAAATCTCAAAGAAGAACAGCAATTCATGAAATTGGACATGCAACTATAAGATATGTATTAGAAAAATTACCAGGAATTAAAAAAATTACTATAAATGCTGAAGGTACTGGAACACTAGGATATGTTGAATACAATAATACTAATTTTAAATATACATCAAGCAAAAATGAATATTTGAATAGAATATGTGGACTTTTAGGTGGAATGTGTAATGAAATAGTTTATTTTGGAGAACATGAATCTGGTAATGGTAGTGATTTAGAAAAAGCTTCTAAGATTGTAACTAATATGATTACAAGATTTGGAATGTCAGACATGGGATTATATACATTTCCAGATGAGAAAGACACTGGTAAATACATATATGAGGAAGCTAATAAAATACTTGCCGAATGTTATGATAAAACAATTAAAATATTGACAGAAAATAAAGAAAAAACTCAAAAAGCAGTTGAATATTTACTTGAACATAAAGAAATTGACGAAAGTCAATTTGTAAAAATTATGAATAAATCATAATAATAGAAACTTATTAAGGAGATATATGATATGAGAGATAGTGAACTTATAAACAATTTAAGATATATTTTAGATAAAGATTGTGTAGAAAAATTAATAAAACACCATGATGAAGAATATGAAAAAACATTAAAAGAAATACGTAAAAAGGGAATGATTTTCTAGAAATATAAGTTATGATATACAAGAGGCCTGTTTGGAAAAAGGATGGAAAATATTATGAAAAATGAATCAAATTTAAAATATACATATAAACATAGAAAAGTAGTTATGTACTTAGCAAATAAGTACATAAAAGAAAATAAAGATGCAATTTTATGTAGAATGAAAAATCATGATTTAGATAAAATGTTTATGTATTTGTTTTATGATAAAAAGGATGTGTCTCAAATACATAGAAGATTATCGTCACATCATAAAAATGAACTAGAAAAAGACTATATAGATTATGTTGAAATGGTATTAGATTGGGAAAGTGCCAGATATACAAAACCAGATAAACCATTAAATGCTTATGATACATTATACAAATATTATCCTACAATGGAAGAAAAAATAATACCAATATTAGAAGAATTTGAAATTAACAAATCAAATTTACCAATGGAAGAGGATGTACTTGAATATGCTAATAGTATAAGTGAAGTATCAAATGAAGAAATAAAAAATGAGCTATTAAATTATATAAACAGTGAATGTATTTAGTTTATATTAATAAGCATAAAATATTTGACAAGGAAAGTATGTAAAACTCAATATAAATTTTATGAAGTATAAATGGGAAAATTAAGTGACACACCGTGAAATAAAAATAGATACATAAGATTACAAATGATACAATGTAATTGCCAAGAGAACATTGAAAGAATTTGTAATTTATGTGTCAAAACAATTATAACAGAAAAAAAGAAGAAAAGAAATACCAACATTTAAATTATGTTGAAAAAACACAAATAGAAAGATTGTATAATATTGAAAAGAGGCCATGTTCAGAGATTGCAAAATTATTAAATAAAAGTGTGAGAACAATACAAAGGAAAATAAACAGAGGGCTAACAGAAAATTTAACGACTCTTTTAGAAATAAAATATGTATATAGAGCAACTGTTTCAGAGAAAAAATATAGATATAATATGACAGCCAAAGGACCAAACATAAAACTAGATGCAAATTACAGATTAGTAGAATATATTGAAAATGGAATAAAAAAAGAAAGCTCATTATTTTTAAATGGTCAAGAATATTTACAGCAAACCACATTTTTAAATGGTAAAACAAAATTAATTGAAAATGAAATTACTAAATCAAATTTAAGGGTATATTTTGAAAACAAAGAATTTATATATATTAAAAAAATAGATATGATAACATTTATTTCAGAGAATGAATTAGATGGTGTGAATGTTTATATAAAAAGAATGCCCAATATTGAAAATCATATTATGGATGTTTATGGAAAAAAAGAATCTATATTGAAATTTATAAAGAAGATAACGAATGTGTCTGATAAAACTATGTTAAGTATGATTTCTAATATTCAGCTAGAGGAGGATGACTATGACTATAATCTAAGCTTTGCAGATGAAAAAGCTGCAATTGATGAAGAAATAGCTATATTTAATTTGTTAAATGAGGAGGATAAATAATGGAAGAGGAATTAAGATATTATTATGGCTTTGATAAGTACGAAACATTAATTGAAAAATTGAAAAAATATAATGAATTAAAGTATGATGGATGTTTTTATGAATTAACTACTCAATATGACCATCCTTGCATAGAAGATTCGTTTTATAATAAAAAAATTGACGGAAGATTTAGAGTAAGATGTTCTAAGAACATTAAAACAAAACAATCTAAGTCAAAAATTAGTTGGAAGAAAAGAACAAATAATACTTCAAATGGCTTAGTTAACAAAGAAGAAGAAGTAGAATTAAATTTTCAATTTGAAGAACTTGACAATTTAGTGTTTTTATTAGAAAATGTTATAAAGATGAAAAATATTGAATCATATGAAAGATATAGAAACATTTTTTATAATGAAGATATAGAAATTGTTGTTGATAAATACCCCTTCGGAATAGCACTAGAAATAGAAAACAAAAGTAAATTAAAGACTGCAGAGGAAACGGTATTATTTTGGGTAAAAAGATTAGGATTAAAACAAGAAGATGCATTTAGATTATCTTGGGATGATAAATATACAGAATTATGCAAACAACAAAATATAGAAATATTTAAACACGTAAAGTTTGATTTACCAATGCCCAAAGTTATAGAATAATGTATTAAAAAAGGAAATGTTTATGATTAGCAATTTAAATAGTAAAATAAATGAATTCTTAAATAATGAAAAAATATCAAAATGGAATTTTGATGATTTGAAAAATGTTGCAATTTATACAGAATTTAATGAAAACATTATGAAGTGGTTTAGATATCTACAATCTTTTGAAACTATAGGTTGGAGAAATAAATTAGTAACCAAAAAACTATGTAAGATTTTTTCAGATAATAAACAAATACAATTTTATTCTCTATTTTGTCCATCATATATAAAAGGAAATGGAAAGGCAGGATTTAGAACTGATGATGTTGGTAATACAACTAAAATAGGAATAAAAAATCTTATGAAAATAACAGAAGAAACTAGAAAATTAGGATATAAATGTAATAATCCAAAATCAATTTTTTTTGATGTAGCTCTTGAACAACCAGAGCAAACTATTAATATGCTAGATGATTTAGAAAAAAATATAGAAAATTTTAAGAAGTATGTCCCAGAAAATATGGAATTTTCTTTATTAAGTGAGGAATTTCCAGAATTAATGGATATTATAGGATATCACGGAATAGTAATAGAGCCATTGCCTGTTGATGAAATTATTCTAAAACGAATTATTGAAAGAGGTAAAAAATTTTATGAACTATTTGGATGGAGCTTAGAAAAAATTGAAGAACGTTCAAAAATTATTGCTTCAAGTGAAGCTATTGTAGGAACGTTTCTAAGAACAAAAATGCCTGATGCTATTATGATATATACTCCTACTATGCTTGAAAGAGCTCAAGTATATTCTGGAAAACATCAAAATGATCCATTAGCAATTATTATTCCCGAAAGAGATGATATGGGGTCGTAGTTATATAAAATAAAACGGTTAATATTTGTAATATTAGCAAAAGTTGGTGTAAATCCAACCGACTCCACCAATATATACTTTTAAAGATATAAAAACATTTCTATACCATTAAATTTTTTTTCACCCCATTTTTTTGAGTGAGAATGAATTTCACTATCAAGAAAGTAGAAAAATCTGCTTTCTTTTTTGTTGGTAAAAAAAATTAAATATATTTGAGAAAATAGCATAATTCATTTCGCCTATTTATATAGAGACAAAGAAATCTCTAAAAAATTATAATTGAATAGTAATGATTACAAGACTTTATATAATTTCACTTGTAATTAGTAATAATTTTTAAAACACACTAATATTTTTTAGTGGGAGTGAATTAAATGGTTGCAGAAAAAGAAATTTATATTGTGGATGGTAAAAATTACACTGTAATAACTAAAACAAAAGAAAATGCTAATAGTGATGAAATATATAATATTTTAGTTAGATATGCTATCGAGAAAATTGATGAGTATTTAAAATAATAACTATTCTTTGGGTTCGCCTTTTATAAAACTTTTTTGTATAATAAATCATAGCTGTTAAGATTAGTTGTTATTCGGAAAGGAGGACAACTAATATGCAAAATTCAATATATAAAGTAGCAGGATATTTAAGATTATCGAGAGAGGATGGAGATAAAGAAGAAAGTGATAGTATAAGTAGTCAAAGAAGTATAATTGCACGAAAAGTAGAAGAATTAGGGGAAGAATTTGAACTAATTGATTTTTACATAGATGATGGATACACAGGATTAAACACCACTGATAGACCGTCATTTCAAAAAATGTTAGCAGACTGTGAAAAAGGTTTAATAAATGCTATTATAACAAGAGATTTATCAAGATTTGGGAGAGATTATATAGAGGCAGGAATGTATTTAGAGCAAACATTTCCTTTTATATAATATTAGATTTATAGCGATTAACGATAATGTTGATAGATATAAAGACCCAAAATCAATAAATAATGTAATTGTTCCATTTAAAGATCTAATGAACGATGAATATGCTAGAGATATTTCAAATAAAGTAAAAAGTGTTTACAAAACCAAAGCTCTTAAGGGAGAATTTGTAGGAGGTACAACACCTTATGGATATAAAAAAATCCAGACAATAAATATCAACTTATTATAGATGAAGATGAGGCTGTAAATATAAGACTAATATATGAAAAGTATTTAGCAGGAGAAGGGCAAATAAAGATTTGTAAACATCTTAATGATAATAAAATACTTTGCAGAAAAGAAGTTCAAAGAAGAAAGAAAAGAGGTATAAGCCTAGAACCTGATGCAGATGAAATTTTTTATAATTGGAGTAAATCTACAATAGGTAAAATACTAACTAATGAAACATATATAGAAAATGTAGTACAAAACAGAACAACAACTGTTAGTTATAAAAATCATAAAATAATATACAAACCAAGAGGAAGAATGGGCAGTTGTAGAAAATACACATGAGGGGATTATAAGTAAAGAAGATTATCAAAAAGTACAAGATATATTGAAAGCTAGAAATTTTGAAAGAAAACAGCCAACAGAACTTACAATTTATTATGGCAAAATAAAATGTGCTGATTGTGGGAACACATTAACAAGAAAGAAAGGTCGTAGTAAAATTTATTATTATTGTTCTTCTTATGTAAGAAATAATACATGTACAAGTCATGGAATAAAAGAAGAACAAATTGAGGCGATAGTTTTACAACTGATAAATAAACAAATTGAACTTGTTCACAATACAGCGAAAATGATAGATAAGATTTCAAAAAATAAATCAATTGATTATGATTATGAAATTCTAATGAATAGAATTGATATTATAGAAAAAGAAAAGGAAAAATATTTAAAATTAGATAGAGAGTTGTTAAGTGATCTAACAGATGAAATTATAAATCAAACTGAATATGAAGAATATCGCAAAGATTATTGCGAACATATAAAAGAATTAAACAAAATAAAAAAAGAATTGAATAATAAATTAAAAAATAATAAGTCTAATAGTATAGCAAATAAAAAGTGGATGAGTACATTTACAGAGTTTGAACAAATAGAAAAAATTAATTCTAAAACTATATATGAACTAATAGACAATATTTATATAGAAGAAAATGGAGGGATTAAGATAAAATTTAGATATCAAGATGAATTTATTCAAGCGATTGACTTTATAAAAATAAATAATTGTGCTATAATATGGGAAGTTGTAAAAATGAAAGATAGAATGGAAGTGAATAATATATAGGGACATGTATCAAAAAAAGAAAAATGAGAGCAGAAAAAAATGAAATCTGAAGATGAAAAAAGGTTTCCAAAAATCTCGATATCATGGTATAAACCGACTTATGGAAAACTTCCTATGAAGTCTTATAAATAAAGTCTTTTAGTCTTATTCCTTTTTACATTTTATAACTGGAAAATGATAGTTATTTTAAATAAAATAGAGGTAATAACGACTTAAGGAAAACTTTTATATAAAAAATGAAGAAGGAGGTAGTAATGAAGAAAATTGTAGATAGATATACTAATAATATTTTTGAAAATATTAAACATATGGATGAATATGGAAATGAATATTGGTATGCTAGGGAACTTTCAAAAGTTTTAGAATATAGAGATTGAAGAAATTTTTTAAAGGTTTTAAATAAAGCAAAAGATGCTTGTAAAAATTCTGGGTTTAATATAGATGAACAACTTGTTGAGGTCAACAGGTTGTCAAAAAGAAACAATAATGCTATTGCTAATATACAAGATTATAAACTTTCAAGAAGAAAGGGAGCTTTCAAAAACAAAATCTTTTTAAAAGATGTTGAGGAGGATTAGATTTTATAATGAAATTAATAGATGATACAGAATTTTTAGTAATAGATTTTGAAACGATTACTCCAAAAGGAAGACCACCAGAGCCAATAGAAGTAGGAATATTAAGAATAAAACAAAAAAAAATAGATAATAATGCATCAATTGATTGGCTGATTAAGCCACCAGAAGGTTTACACTTAACGCGTTTTGATACTTCACAAACAGGTATAACAGAACAAGATTTAATGCATGGTATAGATGCTAAAAGAGCAATGAGAATAATTGATAAATCTTGTTCAAAAAAAGACTATGTATTTATTGCACAAAATGCTAAATATGAAGCTAATATTTTATCTCATTATACAGATGAATGTAAAGGAATAGCTAAAACACCAATAATAGATACTATTTTATTAGCCAAACATGTTTTACCAAAATTGTCAAATTACAAATTAGATACCTTGGCAAGCACATTGGGATTACGAATCCCAGAAAATAGGCATAGAGCTCTTTCTGATTGCTTTTTAACAGCAGAAGTCTTTTTAAAATTACTTGAACTACAAAAAGGAAAGCATGAGATAATATATTTGGATGAGTTATTAAATATTGCGAAAATAAAAACAAAATATAGCGAACCTCAACAATTGACATTGGGAGATTTCATGGGATTGTAAAGATAACTTTTATTTAACGAAATGGGGTGCGATAATAATGCAAATTGGAATTGATGTAGATGGAGTATTACTTGATTAAAATATTAAAGTAAATATTACAAACATAGATGATAATGATTATATTTGTATTTCTGATTTTGGTAAACACAAAGAGGGAAAATCGAAAGCTGATGACATTATAAGAAACTGGTTAAGAAATAGAATTACTTTGGAATTTTTAGGAACATGGGAGTCTATTTATAATCCAAATTTTAATTCCGTCGAATTCGACGGGTTTAGAAAAAGTGCAGGACTTCATACATTTACATTAAGTGTTACTGAATGGTGTGATAAAACAAATGCGATTGGAATATATTCAAAGCGTGGAAAATATGGTGGAACATATGCACATAAAGATATTGCATTTGAATTTGCATCAGCAATTAGTCCCGTTTTTAAATTGTATTTAATAAAGGAATTTGAGAGATTAAAGGAGTTAGAAAATCAGAATAGAGAATGGGATGTAAAAAGAATACTAACGAAAAATAATTATTTGATACATACTGATGCAATTAAAAATTATATATTGCCAGATAATGATTTTTATAAAAATAGAGAATGGTTAAAGCATGCTGAAGAAGCAGATTTTTTGAATGTTGCAGTATTTAATACAACGGCTAAAAAATGGAGAGAACTTAATCCTGAATTAGCAAAAACATCTAATTTTGCAAGAAGTCATATAGAAGCAGATATGTATTTTGAAAATATTTTTCCAGCTTTAAATATTAGGTTTATATCTATTAGAGAAAATATAGATAGCATAATTATATTTCAAAATGGAGAAATAAACGTAAAATTCAAGTAAAGGAGTGAACATAGATGAATAAAGAAAAAGATCAAAATAGTTATCACAAAATCAACCTTAACTGGTAAAGAACGACTCATATAAACTCTCTTTAAAACTCTTATTTTATAAGGCTTTTAATTAAATTTCTTTTTACAATTTTTAATAAAAAATTAACAAAAATTATAAGAAAAATTGGGTAAGAACTACTTAAAGAAACTTTTTTATAAGAAGGTGAATATTTTGAAGATAGAAGATTTAAGAAAAGATTATGATGAATTACAAGTTAAATATGGTGCTAAGGAATTAGATTCTATATATAATGGTGGATGCGAAAAAAATCCTGATATATGTTTTGTTTTTATGAATCCTACCGGAAAAAATATTGCCAGTGATAAATCTTGGAAAGGTAGAAAGTCTCCATGGTTAGGAACTAAAAATATATGGAAGTTGTTCTATAAAGTTGATTTATTAAGTGAAGAAACATTTAACAAAATTCAAGAAAAGAAACCAAAAGAATGGGATTATGAGTTTTGCAACTATGTTTACGAAGAAATTGAAAAAAATAAATTGTTCATTACTAATTTAGGTAAATGTACACAAATAGATGCAAGACCGTTGCCTGATGAAGTGTTAAAAAAATATCTTGATTTATTATTCAAAGAAATAAACATAATTAAACCAAAAATAATTATTACTTTTGGAAACCAAGTTAGTTCTATTATTTTAAATAAAAAGATATCTGTATCTGAAAATAGAAAAAAATGTCACAAAATACAAATTAATAAAAACGAATATAAAGTTTATCCTGTTTATTATCCAGTAGGTAATGGCATATTTAATATTGATAAATCGATAGAAGATATAAAATGGATAATTGAAAATGAAATAAAAAAAGAAGAACAAAATCTTCTTTGTAAAATTTTATAGAAAGTTGTAATAATAAGATGACATATAAGGTAGCAGCGTATCTTCGTTTATCAAAAGAAGAATATAGTAATGAAAAAGAATCAAATAGCATAACTAATCAAAAATTAATTATAGATAATTATTTAAAAGAACATAGAGAATATAAATTAATTGATTATTATATAGATGATGGTTATTCGGGTACTAATTTTGATAGATTAGAATTAGAAAATAAAGTAAAATGTATTTATATTGATAAGAATAAAAATGTTAAAATTGATATTAAATAAAAAATTTAAAAGAAAGGAAGGATAATATATGAATAATAAAAACTTACAAATAACTAATCATGATTTTTTAATATATAGGGATTCAAACAATGATATTAAGGTTAGCGTAATGTTAATAAATAACGATATATGGCTTACACAAAATTTAATTTCAGAATTGTTTGGTGTAGGAAGAAGCACAATAACAGAACATATTAATAATATATTAAATAGTGGTGAACTTGATGAAAATAACACCGTCGGAAAAACCGACGTTGATAATTCGAAAAAACCTGTAAAGATATATAACCTTGATATGATTATTGCAGTTGGATATAGAGTAAATTCAAAAAAAGCAACCAACTTTAGAATTTGGGCTACTAAAATATTAAAAGAATACATGATAAAAGGTGTAGTTATGGATGATGAAAGATTAAAAAATCCTAATTACATATTTGGCGAAGATTATTTTGAAGAAACACTTGAAAGAATTAGAAATATTCGTTCGAGCGAGAGAAGATTCTATCAAAAAATAACAGATATATATTCTTCTTGTAGTGTTGATTATGATAAAGATTCAGAAATAACAAAAGAATTTTTTAAAACAGTTCAAAATAAATTACATTATGCAATAACAGGTAATACTGCAGCCGAAATAATATATAACAGAGTTGATTCAGAAAAAGAAAATATGGGACTAACAAATTGGAAAAATTCTCCTGATGGACCAATTTATAAATATGATGTGGACATTGCAAAAAATTATCTAAATGAAAAGGAATTAAAAGATTTGAATAGAATTGTAACTATGTATTTAGACTATGCAGAATTACAAGCAGAAAATCATAATGCTATGACGATGAAAGATTGGGTAGAAAAGTTGAATGCATTTTTGCAATTTAATGGTAAAGAAATATTACACAATGCTGGGAAAATATCGGCTAGTGTAGCAAAAGAATTAGCTTATAAAGAGTATGATAAATTTAAAGTTAAACAAGATAAATTATATAAATCAGACTTTGACAATTTTTTAAATGAAACAAGAATGATAGAGAATGGAAGTGATAAATAATGGATATGTACCAAAAAAGAGAAATGAGAAAAAATAAAAAAATGAACGAAGATACAAAAAGTTTATCATCTACGAGTATCAACTGGTAAGTGGGGAGTTATGAAAAACAATAGAAAGGATGTGAATTATGCTAGATAAAAATTATAAAGATATTATTAGTAATATTAAAGAAGAAATTATAAATACGTAAATTAAAACTATGCAGGAAGTCAATAGTAATTTAATTATGTTGTATTTTAAATTAGGAAAAATTGTTTCAGAAAACAAACAATATGGAAATAATTTTACGAAGCAAGTGTCAACAGAACTTAAATTAACTTTTCCTAATATGAAAGGCCTTTCTGAAAGAAATATAAGGTCAATGAGATTATTCTATGAAGAAAATGTTGAAGATGAAAAATGGCAACAGCTTGTTGCCAAATTACCTTGGGGACATAATCTATTATTAATTGAAAAAATTAAAGATAAGGGTATTAGAAAAATAAATTTTTATCATATATGATTGATAATAGAAATGTACTCATAACTAAAAAAGATTTTTTAATGAACTAAAACAAATTGTATAAGGAGATAGAAATGAGATATATAGATAGTGTTAATAAAGAGATAAAAGATTATTTTAAAATATTAGAGCCAGATTTTCCAGAATGGTTAAATGAGTATATAGATACAAAAGAATTGTTATCACAGCAATATATAAGTGTGACTTGTGGTACTATATATTCTGATTTGTTTGAAAGTGATTTTTTCTTTTCAAGTTTAGACCATTCAGTAGCAGTTGCTTTAATAGTGTGGCATTTTACTCGTGATAAAAAACAGACTTTATCAGGTTTATTCCACGATATAGCAACTCCTGCATTTAAACATTGTGTGGATTTCTTAAATGGAGATCATATGACACAAGAATCAACAGAGGACTTAACAACAGAAATTATTAAAAATTCTGATGAAATAATGAAATTGCTAAAAAGAGATAATATTGAAATATCAGAAGTAGATAATTATCATATTTATCCTATTGCTGATAATGATACTCCAAAATTATCTGCTGATAGATTAGAGTATTCTTTATCTAATGCTTTATTTACTTATAAACTATTAGGTTATGAAAATATTAAAGAAATGTATGATGATATTGAAATACAAACAAATGAAGAAAAAGAAATAGAACTAGGATTTAAAACTAAAAAAATTGCTAGGAATTTTGTCAAAGTCACTAGCAGATTATCTGTTATTTATCGTGAAGATAGAACAAGATATTCTATGCAACTAATTGCAGATATATTGAAAAAATTAAGTGAAGAAAATAAAATAACAAAGCAAGATTTATATAGACTAAAAGAAAGCAATGTAATAGATGTTATTGAAAAATCTAAATATAAAGATATATTTAATATTTGGAAAAAAGCAAAAAAGGTAAAAGTATCAAAAGAAAAACCTCAAAATGTTTACTATGTAAATCACGGGGCAAAAGTAAGATATATCGACCCATTATTTAATGGAAAAAGAATGTCTGAATCTTGTAAAATTGCTAAAAAGTTGATAGATAATAATTTAGCATACGATATGGATAAATATGTATATTTAGATTTTAAATTAGATTAGGAGGAATTATTTATGGAAAGAAAATTTAATAAGGGAGATATCGTTCAACATTTTAAGAGAGAAAAAATGACAGAGGAACAATTAAAAGAAGAACCAAATTTATATTTATATGAAATTATTGGTACTGCAAGACATACTGAGAATAAGGAAGAATTAATGATTTATAAACCTTTATATTCAACTGAATGTACAAACGGAGTTGATTTTGCTTCAAGACCATTAAATATGTTTATGTCAGAAGTAGATCGTGAAAAGTATCCAGAAATTAAACAAAAATATAGATTTGAACTTCATGAAAATTAAAAGTATAAAAATTAAATGGAGATGTTTTAAAAATGAATAAGACATTTGAATTTTTAAAACATAAAACACAAGTGAACTTTATTTCAACTATTGATAGAGATTATTTTGTAAGATACACTTGTACAGAAAAATATAATGGTACTGAATTATTTCAATCATTCGCAGAGGGAGAAGTCACACCAGAACAATGTCACGCTATTGGAGTTAGACTTGCCGAAGAAATGTGGAAAGATAGATTTGAAGTTATTGTCAGTACACATCTTAATAGTAATCACTATCATAATCACTTTGTAATAAACTCTGTATCATTTAAAGATGGAAAAAGATATTATGATAAAAGAGAAACTTATGCAGAATTAAGAAGATTATCAGATTCTTTATGTGAGGAATATGGCTTATCAGTTATACAAGAAAAACCATGTAGAAATAGTAAGATAAACTATGCTAATTATCAAAAAAATACTAATAACAAAGTTAATTATTATTCTATTGCAAAAGAAAACTTAGATAAGGAAAAAATCAATTCATATAATTTGGAATGATTAGAACATTTTAAAAATATTAAAAAACTAGATAAGATAGACAGAAATATAGTTGATAGTTATATTTCAAATATATATGTCAATGAAGATGGAAGCATAGATATTATTTTTAGATATAATGAACAATATAAAATTGCATTAGAGTATCTTAAAACACAAAAAAATATGATATAATATATAAGTGGAAAAACGACTTAATAAAAAAAGAAAGAAGTGATAAATAATGGATATGTACCAAAAAAGAGAAATGAGAAAAAATAAAAAAATGAACGAAGATACAAAAAGTTTATCATCTACGAGTATCAACTGGTATCCACGGACATATGGCTAAAACAAAAAAGCAAATAATAGAAGATTTAAAACTAATTGATATAGTTGCAGAAATATTAGATGCACGTATACCACTTGCTAGTCAAAATCCTGATATAAAAGAAATTATAAAAAATAAAAAAAGGCTAGTTATTTTAAATAAATGTGACTTGTCTGGCGAAAAAGAAAATAAGAAGTGGATAGAATATTTTGAAAAAAATAATATTCCTGCGGTTTTAGTTGATTCAGTATCAGGAAAAGGAATACAAGAAGTAACAAAAAAAATAGAGCAAATTTATGATAACGACAAGCATGAAAGCAAGGGAAGAGTTGGAAAATCAATAAGAATAATGATTTTAGGAATACCAAACGTAGGAAAATCATCATTTATAAATAGAATTGCTAAAAGAACAGCAGCTCAAACAGGAAATAAACCAGGTGTTACAAGAAAAAAACAATGGATAAGAGTATCAGATAGAATAGAATTATTAGATACTCCTGGCGTTTTATGGCCTAAAATAAATAATGAGAAAATAGGAATGTATTTAGCTTTTACAGGAACTATTAAAGATGATGTTTTACAGACAGAGGAAATTGGTTTTGAACTATTAAAAACTATGATTAAAAATTATATGCAAAACTTAATAGAAAGGTATAAACTAAGTGAGGAGCAAATAAAAAATATAATACAAAACCAAGAATTAGGAGAAAATGAAAAAGTATTAGAAATTATGAATATGATTGGCAAAAAAAGAGGAGCTGTTATTTCTGGTGAAGAAATAAACATAGAAAAAGTTGCTAATATTTTGATAGATGATTTTAGAAGCGGAAGGTTAGGCAGAATTACTCTTGAAAAACTAGAAGGAGAAGAAATTGGAAATATTTAATAGAAATAAAAAAATAGAAGAAATAAACCAAATGTCACCATTAACATGGGCTTATGTTGGAGATTGCGTATATGAGTTATACATCCGTACAAAATTAGTAGATACTACAAGATTAAAGCCACACGAATTACATATAAAATCAATAAAATATGTAAAGGCTAAAGCACAGGCAGAAACATTAAAAGATATTGAAAATAGTCTTACAGAAGAGGAAAAAGAAATTGCTAGAAGAGGAAGAAATACACAAACTCACCATATTGCTAAAAATGCAAGTATGCAGGACTATATGTATGCAACAGCATTTGAAGCTCTAATAGGATATTTGTACTTAACTAAACAAGACGAGAGGTTAAAAGAGATATTAAACATATAAAATTTATATGTGCTTGTATTGACTAAAATATACAAATGTGGTATATTAATAAAGCAAGTTAAAAGGCCCCTTGGTCAAGCGGTTAAGACGCAGCCCTCTCAAGGCTGAATCATGGGTTCGATTCCCGTAGGGGTCACCAAATTGATAAAATGTTAGAGTAGCAAGGATTTGAAAATAAATTCTTACCACTCTATTTTTTATTTTCCCACTTTTTTCCCACTTTGGATTATAATAAATCGTTTAATCTGTTAACTGCATCAGATTTAGTTTTAGGCAGTACATGTAAATAAATTTGAGTAATAGTTATGTCTGAATGTCCCATTAAATCTTGTACAGTTTTTAAATCAACACCTTTTGTTAGTAACATAGTAGCATAAGTATGTCTTAATGAATGGAATTTTTTATATGGTATATTGTTATCATTTAATACTTTTTTCCAATTGCCAAAAAGTGTTTTAGCAGAATATGGGTTGCCATTTTCATCTTCAAAAACAAATACTGTATTTTTATTCATATTAGATAAAATATCAATTATTTTGTCTGGTAAATCAACTTTTCTAATAGAACTTAAACTTTTTGGTTTTTGATATATTGTTTCGAGTTTTTTATTTCCATCGGAATCGAAAACATATACTTTTTTTACACTTTCTTTTACTTCAATATATTTATCCTTTAAATTCACATTTTCCCATTTTAAAGCTAACAATTCGCCTTGCCTTAATCCTGTTCCTAGAGCAACTAATATTAAATTATAAAATTTATTATTTTCAAAGGCAGTTTTTAATTTTTCAATTTCCTCTTCACTAAAATATTCTATATTATCTGATTTAGTTTTAGACTGTTTATTTGGAATTGTAATGTTGTTACAAGGATTTTTAATAATATATCCCTCGTTTTCAGCATAAATAAAAAATTGCTTCAATAATTTGTGTAACTTTTTTATTTGTGAGTATGATTTTGTTTTACCTAGTTTATTATAATATTCTTGTATTTGTATAGATTTAGTATTATATACTTTTATATCAGCAATATCTGAATCTTTTATATAATTTCTAAAAGTGCCTTCATAAGATTGGAAAGAAGAAGGTTTTAATTCATTCTTTTTTATTTGAAATAGCCATTTATACATTAAAGAATCAATAGGAATATCTTTAGATTGCAATATTCCTTCTTCGACTTCCTTTTTTCGTATATAAAACTTTTCTTCGGCATCACTTTTATTTGCACCGTAAAAATCTTCGTACTTGCCATTTATTTTTCTGTGTAATCTGTAATATTCAGTTCCATTTTTTTTACAGTTTGTTTTCTTTGCCATTTTAAATCCTTTCTAAAAAAAGAAACACTAATAACTTAATGCTTCTTCTGTAAAATCTCCATATTTTTCTATATAAAATGCAACACATTTGCTTATAAAAGCCTCTGTAACCTCAAAATAATTTGCCAAGCTGTAAACTGTTGTCAAACCATTTTTGATTGCTCTGCGTAAATCCTCGTAAGGGACAAGAACATTGTATGCCCACTTCTTAGCTTTTCGTTCCTGCTTTGATATAACCTGCAAATCTTGACAGTATAGAGAATAAGTAGCTTCATAATAATAATGTCCAAGTTCTTCTGCTAATACACACTTTTCTTCTACATAAGTACCGATGTTATCATAGTTAAGAGCAATAGCATTTATTTTATCTATATTGATATAAGCACCGTCAGCATCTTCAATATGCCAGTTATATACTTTTATTTTTTCTTTTTCAGTTAAATTATATAAATTATTTAAATTCATAATTACCTCTATAAGAATAATTTTAATAAAATTGAATAAAATACTAGTGTCAAATTTGACAAACTACAATTCTATATGTTATAATAATAACACTAGAATTATTAACAGACATGGAACCTGTAAACGACCCTATGGGTTGTAGGTTCCATTCTTTTTTTTATTTTAAAAGACTATCACAGCACTTTAATCCTATCATCTTTCCGTCTCTTTGATATACCTTATTAGCGTATAATGAAGTATATTCTTTTAATTCGCTTTGTTTTTCTTTATTATCTTTATTCTCAAAAAAATTCCATACTGAACCTGCAATAAAATCCGCTAACTGACAGCCAGAAGTAAATTGAGAATAGACAATATTTATAGTAGGGCTAAAGATAGTATTATTAAATGCTTTAAATAATTTTTTATTAGATAATGCCTGTTTATATGACTTATATATTAGCTTATCCTTTTCAGAACCACCATCTTTTTTATCTATAAATACGATAACATCTTCTTGAATAGTTTTATAATACATATAATCATCAACACTCTTTAATAAGTGTTCAAAAGATAGCCTGTAAATATCATTTTTAGAATTTACTAAGTTACTTTTGAAATTTAAATATTTATCTTGATAAGCAACAAAAACTGTACAATCAGAAGAGCTTATTAGGTTCGCAATATTTTTCTTATAACAGGGAATGTCTGATTTTTCTTTATGACAATTTGTTATACATTGCATAGATTGAGACTTAACGCTGTGTTTTAGTTCTTTTAGATTATCTCCTAAACAGAAAGTTCTTATGTACTCAATTTGTGGCTCTATTCTATTTAACTCATGTGCTTTTAATAATATAGAACCTAAAACAAAATATCTAGAATTTGTACCCCCATTTTTCATACATATTTCATCTTTTTTTAAATCACAAGAGCCGGAGTCATCAATATAAAGTAAATACATTAAAATGGTAGATTATCTGTATTATCTAAAAACTTTGGGGCACTATTATCGAATAATCCATAATTTCTAAATATAGAAGGTGCGCCACAATATTTACAAAATTGTGCATCTTCCTTTAAATTTTTACCACAATTATAATCAGAACAACGATTTACAATAGGAGCGCCACATTTAGAACAAAATAGTTCTTCTTCGTCATCAGGATCAGTCGTTGCTCCACATTTTAAACAATTCTTTGCTTTAAATTCAGTTATTGTACTCATTATTTTTCCTCCTTCTTATTATCTTTTAATATTACCTCAAGTAATCCTTTTATCTGCTCTCTCTGTGAATCTGTGGGTGGGGTATATTTGTCCATACTAAAACCGACTTTAGCAAGCCCGAGAGGATCAGAATGCTGTGGATTTCGTACATCTGATTTACCCATAAGGTAATCCAAACTACAATTAAATAATTCTGCCATTCTTAATTTTATATCATCACTAGGAGTTCTTTCGCCACTTTCGTATTGAGAAATTGATGCACTAGAAGATAAGTTTAGTTTTTTTGCAAGTTCTATCTGATTTAAACCTAATCTAGTTCTTTCTAATTCAATTCTTTTTCCTAAAATATTATCCATTTTTAATCATTCCTTTATATTTTACAAATTGTGAAATCTATTGATATTATAGCATTTATTTCACTACTTGTAAAATATTTTCACAAAATGTTAAAAAAACCATTGACAACTTTCACAAGTTGTTATATTATAATTGCAGATTTCACAAATAGTAAAAATAAGGAGGCGATATGATGACAGAAATGGAGAAGAAAAGACAAGAAAAAGGTTATACACAACAACTAATGGCAGAGAACATTGATGTTTCAGTAGGATGTTACAACATGTATGAAAACAATCAAAGAAAAATTCCAAAACAAAAAGCTGAAGCTATTGCGAAACTATTAGATTGTGAAGTGCAAGATATTTTTATACCTTTTACTTTCACAAATTGTGAAACAGTTGCAAAGGAGGCGAAATAAATGTCAGAAGTACCATATTTCTTTTTATCTGCAAGAGGTTATGCAAAGCAAACAGGGATAGGAGAAGCAGAAGTAAAAAAACAATTGCTAAAAGGAGAACTTGAAGGACTGAAAACTGATAATCAATATAAAGTAAAAGTCTATAAAAATGGTGGAGTTTCTTATCAACAATATGAAGCAGTATTAAAAAGAGCAATTGAAGCAGAAACAAAATTAGAAAAAGCAAAATCAATATTAGTTTAGAAAGGAGGAAGAACGAATGAAAAAGAAAGTAAATAAAAAAACAAAGCAAAGAAGAAAACAAGAAATAAAAGAATATGTATACAGCGGTTTATTCGGAATATTCTTTGCGATTTTCATAATAATTGGATTTTAGGAGGATTAAATGGAATACGAAATAAAAAAGAACGAAAAAAAGTTTCGATAAAAAGAAAGGAGATGAAGGAAATGGCATTGTTTTTAGCATTAGTAATACTAATTGTTTTAATAGCTTTTATGTACTATAAAGAAACACTAGAAACAAAAATAGACGAGTCAAATTCAAGAAATGTTGAATTAGCAAGACAAGTTAGAGATTTGAGTTTTGAAAACAAACAGCTTAAAGATTTAAGAAAACAAGAAGTACATAATAACACAATTTTAGTTAAAGAAAATATGAAGCTACAAGATTTATTAAAAGATGTAGCAGATAGAACTATTGCTTGTCCAGTAGACAGCGAGAAAATAGTTTTAAACAAAATAAAAGAGTTAACAAGAAATTATCAAACAAAATAGAGAGGAAAAAAGATGCAAGAAATATGGAAAAATGTCAAAAATTATGAAGGACTATATCAAGTTAGTAATTTAGGTAAAATAAAAACTTTACAAAGGAGAGGAGCTACTACAAAGATAATAAAACCAAAGAAAAATAGTAATGGATATTTAATAGTGGGTTTACACAAAAATGGAATTAGAAAAGAAGTAGCAATTCAAAGATTAGTGGCTATAGCATTCATAAAGAATTTAGAAGAAAAGCCAGAAGTTAATCATATAGATGGCAATAAAGAAAATAATAATGGTTTTAATCTAGAATGGGTAACACATAAAGAAAATATGGAACATGCTAGAAATAATAATTTAATAAAAGTTACTGAAAATGTAATAAAACAAGGAAAATTTATAGGAAAAAAATATGGAAAGCAAAATGGAAAAAAGAGAGCTAAAAAAGTTAGTCAAATAGATATAAATAATAAAGTATTAAAACAATGGAATAGTATAACAGAAGCAAATAAATATACAGGAATTTCTATATCAGGAATTTCAAGATGTTGTAATAATAAAAAAGAAAAAGCAGGAGGTTACAGATGGAAATTTGTAAATTAATAAAAAATAAGCTAGTTTGTGACTACCAATCAAAAAACTAACTCAAAACTTATTAGTAAATATTTTTACTTTTAATATTTTACTACATAAGAAATAAAAAGTCAAGGAGGAGTTATGGTAACAGAATATAATTTAACAGATTTAATAAATGATGAGTGCTATAACGAGTATTACAAGAAACCAAGAGATTGGGACAAGTATTATGAAGATTTGGAGGACAAATATAATGAGTAATTTAAGTTTATATAATATAACAAACAAATTTACAGAATTAATGTCAAAAGCAGAAGAAGGAGAACTTACAGAGGAAGAATACAATACTTTAGGAGAAGAACTGGCAATAGAATTACAAAATAAAAGTGCAGGAATTATAGGTTATATACAAAATGAAGAAGCTTTAATAGATGCAATAGATAATCAAATTAAAAGATTACAAGACTTAAAGGAATCTAAACAAAATAAACTAGATAAATTTAAAGAATATACAAAGGACAATATGAATAAGCTTGAAATTCCAAAAATAGAAACTGAATTAGGAATATTAAGTGTTAATAAAAGTCCAATTAGTGTAGAAATAACAGACGAAGATAGAATACCAGAAAAATATAAAAAAATAATACAAACAATAAAAATAGATAAAGTAGCAATAAAAAAAGATATAGAAGCAGGAAATGATATTGATGGTGCTCAATTATCATCAGGAAATACATATTTAAAAATTAAATAGGAGGAATTTTAAATGAATAATGAAGTAAATGCTTTAAGTATTATAGAAACTGTTGATATAGATAATATTTCAACAACAATGAACAAGATAGCACAAATGCAAGCAGTAGTGCAAAAAACATTAAAACAAGGTCATGATTTTGGAGAAGTGCCAGGAACAAGTAAACCAACATTATTAAAACCAGGTGGAGAAAAAATTTGTATGTTATTTGGGTTAAATCCTGAATATGAATTTTTACAATCAACAGAAGATTATGACAAAGAATTTTTTAGTTACAACATTAGATGTACATTATTTAGAAATGGACAACCTGTAGCTCAAGGAGTAGGAAGTTGTAACAGTAAAGAAAAAAAATACAGATTTATAAATGTAGATACAATTCCAGATAGTTATATGGGAGCAAGTGAAAGTTTTGCAGACAAGTATGGAAGAACAAAATACAAAATTAATAATCCTGATATCTGCAGTTTGGTAAATACAATACTAAAAATGGCAAAGAAAAGAGCGTTTATAGATGCAGTTTTACAAGTAGCTAGCTTAAGTGAAGTATTTACACAAGACTTAGAAGATATGGGCGACTTAATACAACAAGAAAATGAAAATAGCACAATGACATTAGAACAAGCAACAGCTATTAAAATAAATTTTGGCAAATACAAAGGTTTAACATTAGGAGAATTAACAAAACAAGATCCACAATATTGTGATTGGTTATATAGCAAAAATGAAAAAACAGATCCAGTAATTAAAAAAGCTTTAGGAATTATAGCAACAGAAATACAAAAGACGAAAGAAAAGAAATCAAATGAAGTTTTTGAAGAATTAAAGGAACAAGATAAAACAGAGAACGAAATAAAAGAAGAACAAGAATATCAAGACCCTTTTATAGGCAGTGATGTAGTAGATGAATAGTATAGGAACATTACAAGATATATCGATAGACTATAAAACAAACAAACCGAAAATAACAATACTTCTAGAACGACGAGAATCAATTTTTAGCTTAGAAGAAATAAAAGACAGCAAGTTGTCTATTGAAATAAAAAAATACCGCAAATCACGAAGTATTGATGCAAATAAATACTTTTGGAAACTACTTCAAGAGGTTTGCGATTATAAAGACATAGACACAATAGAAGATTACAAGCGAAGAGTAAAGGAATTAGGTATATTTAAGCAATTTAAAATAATGACACAAGATGTAAAAACATTTGAAAAAATATGGACAGACAGAGGAATAGCTTGGTTTTGTGAAACAGCAGATACAACATATATAGGAGATACAGAATTTAAAATTATCAATGCATATTATGGTTCGAGTTCCTATAATACAAAACAAATGAGTAGGCTAATAGATAATTTAGTACAGGATTGTAAAGCGGTAGGAATAGAAACTAAAACACCAGCTGAAATAAAGAGTTTGTTAGACAGTTGGAGTGGCACTAATAGATGAACAAAACCCCCTTTTTATTGTTATTGTTAGTGCCACGCGCCCTTTAAATAAGGAGGCAATATGAAATCGATATTACAAGAAGAAAAAAGATGTTATATATGTGGACTATATAGTCCAGTGGAAGAACATCATATATATTTTGGAAATCCGAACAGAAGAATATCAGAAGAAAATGGATTTAAAGTTTGGTTATGTGCTGAACATCATAGAGGAACTATTGGAGTACATGGCAAACTAGGACATGGTTTAGATTTAAAGTTAAAAGAAACTTGTGAAAAAAAGTATATAAATCTGGGACATACAAGAGAAGAATTTATAAAATTAATAGGAAAAAGTTATATAGGAGGAATTTAAAATGAGTTATATTGAAAATGAAGATTATGAAGAAATGGAATATGAAATAGAAAACATAAAAAAGGAAGAAAATGAAAAAATTTTAGAATTAAATTGTAATTTGGAAGTATTAAAAAATCAAATAGTTAATGAAATTAAATATAAAGTAAAAGATATGGTAAAAAATGAAATTACATCAGATGTAAAAAAAGAAATTATAACTGATAATTTTCAAAACATGTTAAGAGAGAGTATTCAAAAATTATTAATAGAAGAAGCCAATAAAATATTTGATGAAGGAATTAAAATTACTAATAGCTGGGGAGAAGAAAAAGAAACAAAAACATTTAGAGATTTAATAAAAGAAAAAGTAAAAGAAGAATTAAATAGAAGTGGCTGGAGAGGAGATACATACTCTGAAAGATTTAGAGATAATGTGGAAAAAACAATTAAAAGTGAAATAGAAAATCAAATGAAAGAGATATCTAAAAATGTAAAATCTAATATTGAAAACATTTTTAATGATGTAACAAAGAGAGAATTATCGGATTCAATGTTTAATTTATTAATGCAAAATGAAACATATCAAAAACTTAATAACAGCATTAAATTGTTAGGAAAATAAGCAACAAGGGCTAGACAACCAAAACTAGCCCTTTATTTACGAAAGGAGAAAACAATGTACAGTATTTTAATTATAAATTCAGATAATATATTTGACTATACAGATAATTCAGCAGATGGAATTAGATATAATGATGTGAATCAAGAGGAATTAGAGCTTTTATTAAAAATATCAATAGAGCGTAATTATTCAGTAGTAGTACAAAAAAATTGATAAAGAGGAATAAATATGGAAGGTTGGATAAAGTTACATAGAAAAACATTAGATAATCCAATAATAACAAAAGATAGTGATTATTTAGCAGTATGGATATATCTACTACTTAATACTACACATAAAGAATATGATGTGTTATTTAAGGGAGAAAGAGTAACATTAAAAAGAGGTCAATTACTTACTGGAAGAAAATCTATATCGGAAAAATTAAAGATTGACGAAAATAAAGTGCAAAGAATTTTAAAATCGTTAGAAAATGAACATCAAATTGAACAACAAAAAAGTAATAAAAACAGACTAATAACAATTGTTTCGTGGGATAAATATCAACAAGATGAACAACAAAATGAACAACAACTGAACAACAAGCGAACAACAACTGAACAACAAGTGAACACAAACAAGAATGTAAAGAATATAAAGAATGATGATAATATAACAACAACAGTAGGCGACAGTTGTGTTGACGGTCTACAAGAAATTATTGAATTTTACAATAACAACATAGGTTTAATAGCACCTTACGGAGTAGAAATATTATCAGATTATTTAAAAGAAATGCCAGTTGATTTAATAATTTTGGCAATGCAAAAGGCAGTAGAAGCTGATAAGAGAACTATACAGTATGTAAAAGGCATACTAAACAACTGGTCAAAAAAAGGAATTAAAAGTGTTATAGATGCAGAGAAAGAGGACAAGCAGTTTCAAAGCGCAAAACAAGAAAATAAAAATGCAAGTAAAAGCTATAACAACTATGAACAACGACAATATAACGACTTGAATAGCTTATATGCAAATAAAGGAGTGTGATAAACAAATGAATACAATAACATTTATGACAAGACATAAGAGTTATAAAGATATGCAAGAACACCTAAGTGAAAGACATAAGCAAATATTAGAGATATTAGAAAATAAAGAAATGACAACAAGGGAGATAGCACAGGAATTATATAAAAAACATTACACAAACACAGCAGATGTAAATAATGCAAGGCCAAGAATAACAGAACTTGAAAGTTTAGGTTTTGTAACAACAGAAAAAACAAAGAAATGTAGTGTTACAAATAAAGAGGTAGCAGTATATAGATTAACAACAGAAATAGAAAAAATGATTTTTGAAAATGAAAATCACATACCAAGTTATTAGGAGGTAGTTATGATAATAGTAAATCAAAATAAATGTACAATAGTAAACTTTAATAATATACAAAATATAAGAATTGAGCCTTATGGCACACACATAAAAAGTAAAAAGATATATAAAATATTTGCAGGAAATTTTGAGGGCTATGCGACAGAATTAGGTACTTACGATACAGAAGAAAGAGCAGAAGAAATATTAAGAGATATTGCACATTGGTATGAGATAGATGCTAAAGTGTACAATATGCCAGAGGACTAGCCTATGAAACAAATAGAAAAGAATACACTATGTTACTATTGTCTAGGCTGTAACAAACAAGCAGATACAGACTATAAGCCAGTAATGAGATGCAAAGATTTTGTAGCAGGAGTTGAAAACTGGCAAGAAAAATTACGAGAGGAGCTAAAGAAAAAATGCCTATAGAAGATTTAATGAACTATATGCTTAATTTATTCAACAATACAGCTAAAGAATTAAGTGAGGAATACGAAAAGCTGAGCCAAAAAGATATGGAATTATCAGATTTAGATCATTATATAGAAAGTCGCAATTTGAAAGCTCCTCAATTAGCAAAAGTAGGGAGACTAAGGAAAACATTGAGAGAAGAACGCAGACAAATTAAAAACAACATAGACACCATAGAGGTAATAAAGAAGTTTACAGACAAGTACAATAACAAGTTAATAACAGGAGATATAATACAAAATCTAAAAGAACAGGGTGTTTTAAAAAAACGACAAGAAAACCCAACATATAAGTATAGGACAAGTATATTAGACAGATTGGAGATAAAAGATGAACAAATACAAAAATAGAAAAGTGCAAATTGATATGTACGTATTTGATAGTGTAAGAGAAAGTCAAAGATACAAAGAATTAAAGCTATTAGAAAGAGCAGGAACAATAACAGACTTAGAATTACAACCACGATTTCTGTTACAAGATAGTTTTAAGAAAAACGGAAGAACATTTAAAAAAATAGAATATGTAGCAGATTTTCAATACATAGAAAATGGTAAAACGATAGTAGAGGACGTCAAAGGATTACAGACAGATGTATTCAAATTAAAACATAAAATATTTGAGAAGGTTTATCCAGATTTGGAATTAAAGATTATTAAGTAGGAGTAGAAGATGAATAGAGATAAAGAAAGGAGAATAGAAAATGAATGATAGAATAATAAAAATATTAAACAAATTATTTCCTTATGCTGAAATAGAAGAACAACAAAGTTTCGGAATGCTTAAAATATATATAAAACTAGGAAATTACTTTTTATGTGAATTTATTACAAGTGTTATAGGAAAAACAGATACAGTAATTATAGAAGAATGTGTAGATTATTTTATTGATAAATTAATAAAATTTACTATAAATGAAGAAGAATTTTTAAAATTAAAGAAGAAGTTTTACAAATGAAAATTTATTATTTAGAATTTAAAAAGTAGGAGGAGAAAATGAATAGAGAATATTATAAAAGAATAAATAATTTAGATATAGCTTTAGAAAAAACAAATCATAAATACATAATGATAAATCAATGGGCAATGGATAATAGCCATAAATGGGGAATTGCAAGTTTTAAATATGATGAAGATGAAGATTATTGGTATTTACGAACTTATGGAAATTTTAATGCTAATGTAGATTGGTATGATTTTGGATGCCTAGTAAAATTAGGTTATAAATGGATAAAAGACGGCTGTTTTAACGATAATCCAGATTTATTAGGAGGAGAATAGATATGCTAAAAGCTGATAGTAAAATGTCTGAAAAGAAAGAAAGATGTAAATATTGTGTTGAATACAATGGTGATTGCGTAGAAGAATCTGACGGTTTTGATTATTATTCTTGTGAATTGAAAAACAAAGAAGATTTAGAAAAGTATGGAAGGTATTCATCATTTGATAATAGAGTAGATGAAGATGAATGTACTCATTATTTATGTGAAAATTGTTTATTTAGAAAGGAGAATAAAGAATGAATATAACTAGAGGACTGTTAATTTTTCTTATTTTTATAGGGATTGTAACATTAATTGCTTATTATGTAGATGATAATAATGATAGACGGAAATGTTAATGCATCAAATGATAGATTTATTTTAGTACAAGATGAAAGTGGTTTAAAAATATATTGTGATAAAAAGACAAAAGTAATGTATTTAGTTAAATCTGTATATAAAGGTGGAGGAATAACCTTATTAGTAGATGCAGATGGAAAACCATTATTGTATGAAGGAGAATAGTGATATGAGTAATGAAGAATTAGCTGTTTTTAATACAAACGACTGGGAAAAATGTATAGATATTATAGAAAAATATTGGAATGATGATTATGGTACTTTTGATATTAAAGGAAAAAATAATAACATTACTCTAACATTAACTACTGGTGGTTGGAGTGAAAATGAAGAAATAATAAACCTTATATCTGGCACAATGTTTTGGTTTTTATGGTGGCAAGAAAGCAAACGAGGTGGCTATTATAAATTTACAATAGTAGATAAGATTGAATATGAAAAGGAGTAAATAAGATATGAGCGAAGAAATTATAAAAGTATTAGATGAATTAGGAAAAAAATTTGGAGTTGTAATAAATTGGAGCAATCAAAATATAATTCCATATTTGCAAGAATTATTGAAAAGGTTTATATGTTATCGAAATATTACAGCGTGTATATGTATAATAATATCAATAGCAATGACAATAAGTGGAGTTGTAATGATTAGGTTTCTAAATAAATGGAGAAAAAGCGAGAATTATGATAGCGATTATAACATTGATAACGAGTTATTAGCTATATTGGGATATATATTTTCAATATGTATAATAGCAACAGGAATAGGATTGATGATTGGAAATATATTTGGGATTGTCAAAAATATATGTATGCCAGAAATGGTGGTATATGAATACATAAAAAATATTCAATAGAGAGGAGTAAATAATGAAAGAAAAAACAGCAGATGAGATGCTTGAAGAATTAGGATATGAAAAGCATAGTTCAAAATCAAATGAAAGATTTGATTTATATTCTTCAGATGATGAACATTTGATAAGAATAGTATTTAATCTTAGAACTAAAAGAATTGCAATACATTGTTGCAATAAGGCATTAGATATGCAAGAACTACAAGCAATAAACCAAAAATGCAAAGAATTGGGGTGGTTATATTGAAAATAATAAAACACGGAAATAAATATTCCGAAAATAAAATAGCAATTTGTTCGTTATGTGGTTGTGAATTTGAATATGACAGCAACGATACTGAAATGGATAAAGCATTTTGCTTTACAACATTTCCACCTACATATAAAACTTATGTTAAATGTCCTGAATGTGGAGCAAAAATATTTTTAAGTACAATGATTGATAATTAGGAGGTATTTTAAGTGAAAGAAAATAAAATAGAAATGTCAACCAATATAGATTATGGAAGAATATCATTAAGAAAAGGAAAATCAATTATAAAAATAGGAAATGAGAGATTAGGTGGAACGGATGTAAAAATAGAGGTTTCTACAAAATTTAATTGGCTGCAAAAGAAACTATGGAAATACTTATTGAATATTGAATGGGTAGAGTACGAGAAAAACAATAAAGAAAAAATAAATAGAGCTGATGAGCTAATAAATATTCAAGAAACAATTTTATCAGAATATAAAAAAGTATTAAAAGAGAATGAAATATTAAAGAAAGAAAAAGAGCAAGCTTGGGAAGAATGGAATAATTTAGAACAGGGAAGTTATGAAACAGAACAAAAATTAAAACAACGACTTAAAAAACTACAAAAAGAGAATGAAGAATTAAAACAAGATAGAAATAACAATTATCAAATGATAGCATTAGCACAAAATGAAGCGTTAGGATATATGCAAGGATATGAAGATGGTAAGAAATTAAAGAGAAGTGCTGTTGCAAATATAGTAGAAAATCAACAGTATTATATATTTAATAAACAAATTGAACATTATAAAGAATATATAGTAAAACTACAAAAAGAGAATGAAAAGGCATTAGCTGAATATATGGAATGGCAAAAGCAAGAGCTGGATCAAAAAGATAAAATAATAGATTTAATGGCAGAAACAATAAATAATCATGATATAGACGAAGACATCTGCAAACAAATGGGGCAAAAAGCAAATTGCAATGAATTTGAGGATACAGAAAAATGTAAAGACTGTATCAAACAATATTTTGAAAATAAAGCAAAAGAAATCAGATAATCTGGAGGTATTGTATGAGCAAACAAAGAAAGGCAATAACTCTTATAAAAAAACAACGAGATATGTACTATAAGATGAGAGAAAATTTGAAAGATACATTAGGAGTAAAAAACAAGAGATATAAAAAAATAAGACTTAAAATAAACGAGGAAATTCAAGTTTTAGATTATATTTTATTAAAGTTAGGAGGTACAAACGATGAGGCTAAGTAACGCAGAATACAAAGAAGCAAGTTTATGCTTAAAAAGGTATAACTATAATTGCCTAAAAATTATGAACATAAGAGCAGATATAATGAGCATAGGCTCTCCAGTATTAGACGGAATGCCTAAAGCACCATATAGCGTATCAGACAGAACATTAAAAGCAGTAATAGAACTTCAAGAAAACGAGCATTTGCAAAAAGCAATAAAAGAATACAAAGCAGTAGTACAAGCAGTAGAACTAGTTAACAAGGATAGTAAATACATATTCGAGGAATTTTATATTAAAAGCAAACCTAAATGGGAAATAATAAATTCTGGAATATCAGAAAGAACATTTGTAAGACGCAAAGGGGACTTAATATATGCAGTACATAAAGAATTAAAAAAGTTGGCGTAAAATTGGCGTAAATTTGACAAAAAAATGTGTTAAAATAGTAGTAGGTCAAAAAGGAGTTGGAGAAATCTAGCTCCTTAAAAAATAACAAAAAAATAATTTTATTGACAAGTTTCGACAGTATTTGCAAAATAAAAAATATATAATAGCTCTAAAAAGGAGGTATTATATATGAATGAAGAACTAAGAGAGATGCTAAAGAAAATGCAAGATTCTTTAGAAAATATTCAAAATAGAAACGAGGTTCCTTTTACAACTAATGATTTAGACACAGTTTGCAATAAACTGGATGAGATAATAGAGTTATTAAAAAAAGAAAGATAAAAGAAATCATAAAAAAAGAGGCATATTGTTAATATGCTTCTTTTTTATATAGAGAGATGGCTGAAAAACGATTCACTATAATTTAGTATGCAGTGATAAAAAATAATATGTTTAGGTTTTAACGCAGGTAATACTACGGTTTTATGGGTAACTGTTAAAGAACTTAACCCCACGGGGAGAGCATAGCTCCTACATATCATTGCATAGTGAATTATAAAAACACAAAAGAGGTATTTAGATGAGAGGTAGTATAATAGCGTCTTATATAGATGAAGAGTATAAGAAAAAGAAAGCATACACAAACAAGAAAAGACAAAAGTGTGTTGTTGAGGGAGAAAAACAATGCGAGAAGTGTGTGTACTTTGAGATTTGTGCGGATATGGAGGGGAATAACGATGAAGTTTAAAATAAATAACAGAAGTTGGACAATAGAAGAAAAATCACAAAGTGAAATAAAAAGGATACAAAATGAAAGAAGAGCAAATGAAGACGATAATATAAAAAGTATAACTCCAAGATACTACGGAGTTACACATTGTGATATACAAGAAATATATTTAGATAGAGATTTGCCAATAGACAGAAAAAGAGCTACTTTAATACATGAATTGACACACTGCTATATAGATAATTATATAACACATGATGCAAAAGAATATTCAGAAGAAGACGTTGCTGATATAGTATCAAATTCTTACGACATTATACATGAAATAGTAGACAAATATTTTGAGGTAAAAAAATGAAAGTAAACCAAAACATTAAAGACAAAACAAAGTAGGTGAGCGAGGTGGCAAAGTATGACTGGAAGCAGTTAGAAAAAGAATATATATTAGGTAATTATAAATCAGTAAGTAGCTTCTTAAAAGATAAAGGAATAAAACAAAACGGAAGTACCAAAAAGAGTACAAAAGGTTGGAAAGAAAAAAAGGTACTAAAAGAGGAACAAAAAAGTACTAAAGTAATAGAAAAAGTACTTGAAAAAGAATCGGAAAAAGAAGCTAATAAAATAATACAAGTAAAAGATGTAGCAAATGATTTGTTAAGCAAAATAGTACAAGCTAATAATGAACTTAATATGCATATAGCGAGAAATAAGAAAAAGACTAAGACAGTAGAATACAATTACGATATGTGTAAACCAAGTAAAGAAACAATAAATGAAGAGGAAGAAATAAAGTCATATATAGACATTATAGATAGAAAAGGGCTAAAAGAGCTAACATCTGCATTGAAAGATTTAAATGATATATTAGATCCTAAAGAAGATTATAATGACGAAGACAATTCATTTATAGAAGCGTTAAATCAAAAGACGGAGGATATTTGGAATGAAGAAGGGTAAAGCTAATTTCAAATGGAAACCAATGTCTAATAAGCAACTAAAAGTTTTTACTTGGTGGAATGATAACTCTCCAATGAAAGACAAAGATGGAATTATTGCAGATGGATCCGTCAGAAGTGGAAAAACAGTAAGTATGGCTCCAAGCTTTGTAATGTGGGCTATGGAAAAATATGATGAATGCGATTTTGCCATATGTGGTAAAACGATAGGTTCTTTAAACAGGAATGTTATTAACACATTAAAAAAACAATTACATTCATTAAAATATAGATATGAACATAAAAGAAGTGAAAATTTATTAATAGTTAGTAAAAATGGAAAAACTAACTATTTTTATTTGTTTGGTGGAAAAGATGAAGCTAGTCAAGATTTGATACAAGGTATGACTTTAGCTGGAATATTCTTTGACGAAGTAGCATTGATGCCACAATCATTTGTTGAACAAGGTGTAGCAAGATTAAGTATTGAAGGTGCCAAATTTTGGTTTAATTGTAATCCTAAAAGTCCAAATCATTGGTTTAAATTAGAATATATAGACAAGATACAAGAAAAAAATATATTATATCTACATTTTACAATGGACGATAATTTAACATTATCAGAAGCAGTAAAAGAAAGGTATAAGAGAATGTTTGTAGGAGTATTCTATAAGAGAAACATTTTAGGATTGTGGGTAACTGCGGAAGGTTCCATATATACTGTTTATAGTGATAATAAAGAAGCATATTATACTGATAACCCAGATTATGACTTCATTCAAATAGGAATAGATTTTGGTGGCAATGGTTCTGCACATACATTTGTTGCAAGTGGTTTAAAGAATGATTACTCAAAATTAACATCTTTGATGTCAGAAAGAATAGAAGCAACAGGAATGACTCCACAACAATTATATAATGCATTAGATTTATTTATCGAAAGAGTACAAAATAAATATGGACAAGTCAGTACAATGTATCCAGATAGTGCTGAACAAACACTGATAAATGGAATAAAAACTATGGTGTCAAGAAAATATCCGCACATAATCGTTAGAAACAGTATCAAAGAGGAGATAATAGACAGAGTAAGATGTACTACTAGTTTAATGGCTAGTTTTAGATACTTTATGACACATGATTGTAAAACATTAGAGTTAGCGTTTGAAAATGCAGTGTATAATGATAAACCAAAAGAACAGGGAAAAGATGAAAGATTAGATGATGGAACATCAGACATAGACACATTAGATGCATTTGAATACAGCTGGGAAAGATATATAAGACAATATAGTAGAGTTGCATAGGAGGAACATGAAAATGTTTGAAAGAATAGTAAATTTTATAAAAGGAGCAATAAATAAGATGTTTAATACAACTGATATAGCAAAAGATTTTAATATAGATATATCAACAAGCAATGAAATACTGTCAGCCATTGAAAAATGGTCCGATATTTATAATAGTAAAGCACCATGGTTAAATGAAGAAGTAAAATCATTACATGTTGCGAAAACAATATGTGAAAAAGTTGCAAAGGCTGTAACAATAGAATTTAAATCACAAGTAGATGATAAACAGATAGATAAAATATATCAAAGGTTTATTAAGAATATAAGAACTAATACAGAGTATGCTCTTGGCAAAGGTGGAATGTTCTTTAAACCATTTTATGCTAATGGAAAGATAAAAATAAGTTGTATTCAAGCTGATAAATTTATACCTACAAAATTTGATAGCACTGGCGAATTGCTAGGTGCTATTTTTATTGACCAAATCACAAGAGGAAATGAGATATATACAAGGCTTGAATATCAAGAATTAAATGACACAGTATTAACAATAAAGAACAAAGCATATAAAACTACAGTACATAATTCTAATATATTAGGTAATCAAATCTTACTTTCACAAGTGCAAGATTGGGCTAATATCCAAGAAGAAATACAAATAAATGATGTTAATAGATTGCTAGGAGGATACTTTAGAATACCTATTGCAAATCCTATTGACAATACTAGCCCTGTAGGTGTTGCAATATTTGCAAATGCCATTGATACACTAAAAGAGATAGACAAACAATTTAGTAGAACTTTATGGGAGTACGAAGGCTCTGAACTTGCCATTGACATTGATGAACTAATGTTCAAAAAGGATAAAGCAGGCAATTCAATATTACCAGAAGGAAAAGAGAGATTATATAGAACAATTGATATTGACGGAGATAAAACAAGTAAATGGAATGTATTTAGCCCAGCAATACGTGATACATCGTTGTTTAATGGATTAAATGAATTATTAAGACAATGTGAGAGTCAGTGTGGTTTAGCTTTTGGAATACTAAGTAAAAATACAGAGGTAGAGAAAAGAGTAGAAGAAATAAAAACTTCCAAGCAAGATTATTATGTAACTGTATCAGATATACAAGGAGCATTACAAACAGCTTTAGAAGATTTAGTTTATAGTATAGATATTCTAATGAGTTTGTACGGTATCAAGCATAAAGTTGAAGCAAGTACAACTTTTGACTGGGACGATAGTATTTTAGTTGATAGTGAAAAGAAACAATCACAAGCCTTAGTTGAAAGAAATGCAAAATTGATAGATGACATAGAATATTTTATGCAAACAAGAGATTATTCAGAAGAAGAAGCAACAGAGTATGTGAATAAAATACGAGAACGAACTAAAGAACAAATACCTAATGAAGTGCAAGAGGAATAGTTTATGATAGAAAATAAAATACAAAGTGCAATAAAGCCTATTATAAGTATATATTCTAAAATAGAACTAGAACTAATAAAGAAAATTGCAGAGCATTTTAATATAAATGAAGAATTTATTAACAGTGATTATTGGTATTTTGAAAAAATAAAAGAACTTGGAGGACTAAATAGTGAAACATTAAAACTATTAGAAGAATATACTGGAAAAACAAAAAAAGAATTAGCAAAAGCAATGAAAGATATAGGCATAAGCTCTATACCTGTTGATCAATTAAATATAGCAACACAAAAAAATGCTTTATTAAATCCAGAAACAATAATAAATAGTGTAAATATACAAAATATAATACAATATAGTTATGATGAAATAGAAAAATCTTTTCTAAATTTAAACAAAACTATACAAGAACAAGTAAGGAAAACTTATACAGATATAATAACAGAAACATACATAAAAACAAATGCAGGGGTTTGTAGTTATCAGGAGGCAATATTAGACAGTTTAGACAAGTTAGGCGACAAAGGTATATCTATACTTACTTACCAAGACAAAAACGGCTTAACAAAGAACTATGATGTTGTGGGAACAGTAAGAAGAGATTTATTAGTAGCAACAAGAGGACTAGCAGGAAAAGTAAATGAAGAAGTAATAAAAGAAAGTGGAAATCATGTAATAAGAGTAACAAATCACTTTGGAGCTAGAACTGGAGATGGAGGAGAAGATTATACAAATCATGCTTGGTGGCAAGAATTACAATTCTTCTGTTGGAACTACGATGGAAAGGCCACAGAAGAAGAAAAGAAACTACCAGACTTTATGAAACATTGTAATTATGGAGATGCACGAGGAATAGTAGGTATTAACTGCAAGCACTTATTTACTGTTTGGTATGGCTCCACAAAAAAAGAAGATTTAGGATTTACCTATGATGAAAACAAGGAAGAATACGAAAAAACACAGAAGCAAAGATACTTGGAAAATGGCATTCGTAGATGGAAAAGAAAACAAGTAATTGCTAATAAAGTAGAAGATGAAGAAGGCTATAAAAAATCGAGTATAAAAGCTAAAGAATGGCAAGACAGATTAAATACATTTACAGAAGAAAACAAATTAAAGAGAGATTATACAAGGGAATATATAAAAGGATATAAAAATGTGACAATAAAAGAAAAAAATGATATAATATTATTACCAAATTATCAAGAAGCCATAATACCAGAAGAAAAATTTACTGAGTATGCATTAAATCCATTAAAAGATAAAAATAAGGCAGAAGCATTTGAAAAAGCACTAGGATATAACTTAAGCAATTCAAATAAATTGATAGAGAATATAAGAACTAATATAAATAAGTTTAATGCAACAGAAAAGCCAGATTTGGGATATGGTACAAGATACGAAATTATAATGAATTTGACAGGAGAAAACGGTAAGAATGCAAATGTAAAAACAGCTTGGATAATAGATAAAGATACGAAAAAGACTAAGATGACAAGTGCATATGTAACAAGTAAAAAGTGGAAAGAAGGTAATAATGATGAAAATAAAAATGTTTGATATTGTGATATTAAAAGATGGTAGAAAAGCAACAATAGTGGAAATATATGAGCAAGGAAAAGCGTATGAAGCTGATATATTAGTAGATGATACAGGAGAATATCCAGAATATGAAACAGAGACTATAAGACAAGATGAAATAAAAGAGGTGATAAAGTAATGAAATATAAAATAGGAGACAAAGTAGAATTAACAAACGGTTGTATTGTAATTATAACTGACATACAAGGAAGTATAGGAGGCGAACAATGCTATATAGCAGGAATATCTCCGATACCAGAAGAAAGAATAATTAGAAAAATAGAAGATTAATATAGATATTTGAGGTGGCGGAATAGGTAGACGCTAATACGCAGAGGTACAGACTCTGGTCAAATTGTGTAAGATAAATATAAATTGACCTGTATTTATCATGTTAGGTGCAAATCCTAACCTTCAAAGATAATTAAATAGTTAAATCATAGAAGTTCAGGTGGACTTCTATTTTTTATATCCAAATTCGACTATATGCAGGTCGTGAACAAGTGCATAACTACATCGTGAACGAAAAACACGTAAAAGTTCGTAGTAGGAGAAAGGAAACATTATGAAAAGAAAATTTTTAGAAGATTTAGGAATCGAAACTGATGCAATCGAAAAAATAATGATTGATTCCGGAAAAGACACAACAGCATTAAAGGCTAAAATAGATGAATTAACAGAACAACTAAATGTTAAGGATACTATTATTTCAGAAAAGAATAACAAAATAGCTGAACTTGAAAAAGTGGACGTCGAAGCTATTAAAAAATCTGAGTACGAGAGAGGAAAAACAGAAGGTTCTAAAGAAATCGAAGATTTTAAAAAGCAAAATGCTTTAGACAAGGCTTTATTAAACTATAAAGCAAAAGACGCTAGTATTTTGAGTAAAATGCTAGATATGGAAAAGGTTAAATACAATGACAAATTTGAAATCGTGGAAGGATTAGAGGAACAAATTAACTCTATTAAAGAAAGCCACGATTATTTATTTGACAATGATAAACCTTTGCCAACATTTTCAGGTCCAACACAAGGACCGCAAGGAAAAGTAATAAGTGGAGATCCAGAAAAAATGGACTACAACACTTACAAACAATGGAGAAAACAAAATAATTAGAAAGAAAGAGGTAATAGAATATGGGAAACACAATATTAACACCACAAATAATTGCTAATGAAGCATTAATGGTATTAGAATCAAATTTAACTATGGCTAATTTAGTACATAGAGATTATTCAAAAGAATTTGTGCAGGTAGGAGATACTATAACAGTAAGAAAACCAAGCAAGTTTGTTGCTAAAAATTTTATAGGAGAAACAGAAGAACAAAATCTATCAGAAGGTTCAGTGCCTGTTAAATTAGATAGATACAGAGATGTTACAATCCCTGTAACATCAAAAGAAATGACATTAGATATAAAAGATTTTAGTGAACAAGTAATTACTCCTGCATTAAGTGCAATTGCTCAAGCAGTAGACATTGATTTATTAACAGTAGGAATTGAAAAAGCTGGTTCTAAAGTATCTGTATCAGCAACACCAGTTATAGGAGATATTGCTAATGTTGCAAAAGCATTAGATAAAAAGAAAGCTCCAAGAGATAACAACAGAAATTTAGTCTTAGCAGTAGATACTTTGTATAAATATAATACTTTAGATAATTTTGCTAAAGCATGTTACAAAGGAGATAGTGAAGCTTTAAAAGAAGCTGAAATTGGAAAAGTTTACACTATGAACTCATTTATGAGCCAAAATACACCTGAAAACACATCGGCAACAGCTGGAACTGCTACTGCTTATAAAGTAAAATGTACAAAAGGAGCTACTCAATTCACTGTATCTGATGGCTCTGCAAAAACAGGTACTATTAAAGCAGGAGACAAATTAATCGTTAATGGCTATTTATTTGAAGTAGCAGAAGATGCAACTTTAGCAGATGGAGCAGGAACATTAAAAGTAACTGAAAAAGTACCATTTGCAATAGAAACACCTGTAAGTGCAATGCTTATAAATAAAGCTCACTCTTTAGGCTTCCATAGAAATGGACTAGCTTTAGTAACTAGACAACTAGAATTACCACAAGGAGCTGCAAAAGCTGCTATTGCTTCTGCAAATGGATTGGCTGTTAGAGTTGTATTCGATTATGATTCTAAAACAAAAACTGACAAAGTTTCTTTTGATATTATCTACGGTGTAAAAGACCTAGATGATGATTTACTAGTAGACTTTGCATAGAAAGGAAAAGGGCATGACAAATTATACCGATTATGATTTTTATAAAAACACATATAAGGGCGACATGCCCGAAACCGACTTTAATAAAGTAATAGTAAGAGCAAGTTACGAAGTACAAAAAAACATCTTCAATAGAGATATAAAAGGTTACGAAGATGAAGTACAAATGGCAACTTGCTCTGTTGCTGATATATTATTAAAAGTTGAGCAATTAGAAAATAAGAAAGATACGATATTATCAAACAATAATCTAAAGAGTGAAAGTGTTGGAGATTATTCAAGAACATTTGATACTTTAGGAATAGATAATGTTAATGTAGAAATTTCTAACCAAAAAGAGAAAATTAAAGAAGAATTAAGAAGATATTTATTACATACAGGCTTATTATATAGAGGTGTTTAATATGGAAGATATGTTTGATAAAGATATAACAGTAATAAATCAATACACAGATAACGACCATAAAAAAGCATATAAAGTAAGCTATGTAAAAGGATTTTGGAGTTCTAATGATGGAATATCTATAAATGGAACACAACTAACTAAAAATGATGGTTTGTCTGCAAGAATATTGATAAATGATAGCAGAAATGAAGAATATCAAAAGCCAGAAGAATTTAAGAAGAAGCAAAAAACATGGACATTACAAAATGATGATTATTTGATAAAAGGAAAGGTAGAGAATTTTACAACTATATCTAAATTATTGAATGATTATCAAGAAGTAATAAAAATTACAAACATTGCTATTAAAGATTATGGCTCAGAAGATATGTGGCATTTCTCTGTAACAGGAGCTTAGTATGAAAGTTGACTATGTAGTAGCTTTCAGCGGTTTACAAAAACAACAAATCGTTGATAAATATGGTCTAGAGGGTGGAAGAACGCAAAAAATAATTGATAGTAGTTTTATGGCACATGTCGATAAATATATGCCTATGGACAGTGGGCAAATGATAACAAGTATGTATAATTCTACTAAAGTTGGAAGTGGACAAATAAATATAAATATAGCTTATGCTCATTATCAGCATGAAGGCATTTTGTATGTTGATCCTAAATACAAAAAAGGCGCTTTTCATGATCCAGTGAGTGGAAGATATTGGAGTAGACCAGGGATAAAGAAAGTTCCAAGTGGACAAAAACTTAATTATCATGGTGGAGCGTTAAGAGGAGACCATTTTGTTGAAAGAATGTTAGCAGACCATTTTGAAGATATATTAAATGCAGGTCAGAAGGAGATAAATAAATGAGTAAAGCAATGATTGATATTGTAAGAGATTATATTAGTAAATGTCCTTATTTAAAAGAATATGCTGAATTAAATATAGAATATTTAACTGATAAGGTAGAAACTTACTCAATAAATGAGAATGCTGGATATGAGCCAGTAATTCAAAAATATATGATAGGTGGAGATTATCAGTTTTTATTTACCTTTGACAGTAAATTATATTGGAACGAAGATATTCAAAATAATATAGATAATTCTAAATTCTTTGAGAATTATAAAAATTGGTTAGAAGAAAATAATAATAAAAAAATATACCCAAAAATAGAGGGAATATATGAAATTGGAGCAACGACAAATGGTTACATATTTGCTACAAATGCAAATGAAGCTATTTACCGTATCCAATGTTACTTAAAATATTATAAGGAGGATTAAATATGGCAACTAAAAGAAAAACAGTCGCAAATGATACTCCAAACGAAATTAGTTTATTAAATTTAGAAAGTGAGGAAAATACAATGGCTGATACAGAAGTGAAATTAGAAAGATTAAATAATACTGCTAAAGTTAATTTCTTAAATACAACACCAACTGGCACAAGTAAAACCTGGTCAATTCTAGGTAAAGGTGTTACATCAAAAGAAAATAGTTATGGTGCTAAAACAACAGACGAACACTGGATTATAGAGGAAAACGAAAGACATAGCGTTGATGGTTATGCTTTAGGCTCTGATATAGAACAAGTAGCTCTTAAAGGCGACCCAGTATTTACATACATTGATGATTTAATGTATAGAATGAAAAAGGGTACAGCCTTAGAGACAGAATTACTTGAAGTATTTAAATATAGAGTGAGCGAAACAGAGTCTACACCAAAGTATGATGCAAGACTGTTTAAAGTTTTAGTAGTTCCAGATTCTGATACATTAGAAGGTGGAACTGCATTAAAGATTAAATATAAAATTCAAGTACAAGGCGACCCAACATTTGGAACAGTTACTTTTACAAGTGGTTTACCAACATTCACAGAAGAGACTGCATAGTTTCGACAAAACATGTCGAATAAAGTCGATAAAAAGTATATTTTAACCTATTGCTTTTTGTCGACTTTTGTAATATACTCTTTTTATAAAGAATAAAAGGAGTATAGATATGTTTTGTAACAAATGTGGAAATGAAATATCAAATGACGCAAAATTTTGTACTAAGTGTGGAAATAAAATAACTATTATTAATAAAGGAAATAACGTAAAGAATAGAACAACCATATCTAAAAATATAATAATTGTAATTATATTTATTGCTGTCATAAGCGTAGCTTTTATAGAAATTATAGTAAATAGTAATGCTAAACCAGTTAACATGTCAGATTCATCTGAAACTTATTATATAGGAGACACAATAAATTTAGGTGATTTTACTGTTAAATTGGAAAAATATAAGACAAAGGAAAAAGGAGACAGAATTGATGATTATAGTGTAGTTGCAGATCAACAATGGATAGCAATTTTTCTAAAATATACAAATGTTAGTGGAGAAGAAAAACGAGTTAATAGCAACGTGCGTTTAATCAATAGTAATGGAGAACAATTAGAGCAACCTACACTTTATTACAACGTCTGGGGTGGAGAGCATCTAGATAGTTCGAATTTAATGAACAACGGGTCTAAAACAGGATTTCTTGCATTTATAAATACTAAGAAAGATAAAGCAGAAAATTTATCACTCCAAATTTGTAGCGACTCAATATTTAGAGAGAAAAATACATTCAATTTTAAATTAAAAGAAAAACAATAAATTGCATTAAAATAAATATTTTAAAGACATTAGAGATAAGCTAATGTCTTTTTATTGTGGAGGGAATATGGAATATATTAAATTAAAAAATAAAAAAGATGTAATACAACTAGGTTTTCAAGATGAAGAAGGAAATATTATGAAAGATGAGAACGATAAGGAAATTTATATACAATTTGATTTAGGGGATATAGATTTGCCGTTGAAATATAATAAATGCATAAATTTAATAGAACAAGCACGAAGTAACTTAAAGGCACAAATGATAATAATAAATAAGAAAGAAGACCATAAAGGAAAACAATTATTAAGTTCTAACGAGGTACTAAAAGTAAAAGCATTTAAACAATGTTATAAAGAAATGGAAGAAGCAATGGACTTATTTTTGGGAGAGGGCGGAACCAAGAAATTCTTAAATGGAAGAAATCCATATTTCGAGATGTGGGATGATATATCAGAAGCATTAGAACCTTATATGGATAAAATGAAGTTAACTGTAAATGATATGGAGAAAAGAATAAAAGAAAAATACAAGGTAGTAGATAGTGATGTGATAACTAATGAATAGTTATCCTAAATATGCACAAATAAAAAACAAAAAGTACAAAATAAACACAGATTACAAAGTGGCTCTACAATGTGAAAAAGTAGCAAGAAGTGAAGTTTCTGAAGAAGAAAGAGCATTAGCAATAATATATTTACTTTTTGGTAATAAGGGGCTACAAGATAGTGAAAACTGGCAAGAACTTTTAAAAATAGGAATGAAATATTTGAATTGTGGTAAAGAAATAGAAAACGATGAAGAAGAAGAAATTGAAGTTGACATGGATTTCGAGAAAGACTGGGAATACATTAGAACTTCTTTTTTTTATGACTACAAAATTAAATTAAATAAAAATAAATATATGCACTGGTGGGAGTTTTACAATTTGCTTTGTGGACTTAGTGAAAAATGTATTTTGAGTAGAGTTAGATTTGTAAGAAATTTCGATATAAGTCAAATAAAAGACAGTAAAGAATATGAAAAATGGGCAAGGCAAAAAGAACAGTTGGCACTAAAAAAAGAAAATATAAAAACAGCTGAAGAACGAAGGCTTGATGAATTGTTTGAGCAACAGTTGAGAGGTAGGTGAGAGAGGTGAACGGTTACTTAAAAATCAAAACAAAACTTGATAATAGTGGAATAGATAAAGACATTACAGAATTAGAAAATAAAATAAAAAAGGCACAAACAGATAATTTAGGACTGGATAAAGAAGCAACAGGATTGCAAGAAGAAATAAATCAATATGAAAAATTATGTAACGAAGCAGATAAATATAAAGAAAAAATTAAACAATTAGAAGCAGAAAGAAAAACTTTGACATTAGGTGGGCTAAGCAGTACTAATGTACCTCAATATAATTCACTTACTACAAATATTGATTTAATGAAACAAAAATATTCACAAGCAACAATAGAAATAGATAAGCAAGCCTCAAAAATTGATAAAGTATATGCTAAATTAAATAAAATAAAAGCAAAGCAAACTGAAAACAATGCAAAGGTACAGGAATTTAAAGATAAAATTGAGTCTATAAAAATAAATAAAGTTCAAAATCAAATAAACAACATAGGCAAAGGTATTCAAGGACAAATAAGTAAAATAGGTAAAATGGCATTTGCAATAATAGGAATAAGAACTGCTTGGAATGCAGTAAGAAGTGCTATAAATATAGTTTCTCAATATAATAGTCAAGTATCAACAGACTTAGAATATATGAGATACTGTATAGCAAATGCTTTAGTTCCAATAGTACAATCACTAATTAAATTATTATACACTGCTTTGAGTTACATAAACGCAATAAGTACAGCATGGTTTGGTATCAATTTATTTAGCAATAGTAGTGCTAAGAATTTTCAAAAAATGAAAAATAGTGCAAGTGGTACAGCAAAATCAGCAAAAGAAATACAAAAGTCATTACAAGGTTTTGACGAAATGAATATACTACAAGATAATACTAGTTCAACTGGTGGAAGTACAGGAGTTTCAGCACCAAGCATGGATTTAAGCAATGTGCAAGGAGAAATACCAGCCTGGTTAAAATGGATTATAGAAAATAAAGATTTAATTATATCAACTTTAACTGGAATTGCTACAGCGGTTTTATTAATTAAATTTGGTTTAGAAGGGATAAAAGCATTAGGAATAGGAGTTTTAATTGCTGGAATAATGTATACCGTAATGGCATTGATTGAATACTTAAAAGATCCTAGCTGGGAAAACTTTGGAAAAGTGATACAAGGGATTGGAGTTTCAATAATTGGTGTAGGAGTAATTATTGCAAGTGTATTGGGAATTGTAGCAGGTGCTCCGGTGATTATAACTGGAGCAATTGTTTTAATATGGGGAACTATAGTTAAATACTGGGAACAGATAAAAGCATTTTTTCAAAGTGGAATTGATTGGCTAAAAGGAAAAAGCGATTGGATTAGGCAAATGTTTGGAGATGTCGTTGGCGACATATATGACAATTTTGTTAGTGGTTTACAAGATGTTTTGAATTGGCTTGACAGTACAATGAAAGGAATAAAAGCTAATTTCAATGAGATTATTTCATTTATAAAGAATGTATTTTCAGGAAACTGGCAAGGTGCTTGGCAAAATATTAAAAATATTTTTAGTAATATATGGGAAGGTATGAAAAATACTGTTAAGACAATATTTGGACTAATAGGAAAAATGGCAATAAATATTGGGAAAACTGTAGGCGCTACAATATCAGGAGCATTTAAAGCTGTGGTAAATGGCGTGTTAAGAGCTATTGAAGATATTCTTAATTCGCCAATTAGAGCAATCAATAGTCTGACTGATGTAATAAATCGAGTTCCAGGAATCAATTTAGGATATTTGAATACATTTAATCTTCCACGATTAGCAAAAGGCGGTGTTATATCACAGCCTACGCAAGCAATTATAGGAGAAGCTGGACGAGAAGCGGTTGTACCTCTAGAAAATAATATGGAGTGGTTAGATGTTTTGGCAGACAAGCTAGCGTCTAAAATTGGAACTTCAGGAGGCTCATATATAATCAATTTAGATGGAAGAACAATACAAAGAGGACAAGCAAAAAGAAAACAAGAATTAGCTTTTGCTACTAATGGGAGGTAATTATGCTAATAGATAAAGAAAGTTTAATAATAGATGGTGTAAAAATGGCTCAGTACATAACAGAAGCTAAATTTGGTTATCACAAAATTTGGGGAAAAGATACTGGAAGGTCTTTATCTGGAGATAACTCAGGAACACTTAAAGGAATATATCCCAAGATAACAATGACATTTAGAAGGTTAAATGATGAAGAGGTAGGAGTAATCCTATCTCTTTTTAATAAGGCGGAAAACAAAGTAACATTCTACAACCCAGATCTAAAAAAGAAAATAGTAAATATGTCGTGTTATTCGAATGATCAAGAGTATTCACAAAAATATTTAGGAAAAGTAAAAGGATACAGCAGTGCAGTAATCTCAAATAAAAAAAGGGAGCATTATGAATAATGATAAATGTAAATGATAATTTCAAAATCGATATACGAACTTACGGTAGGCAATTTGATGTGAAATTAAAAGCAAACAATAATGACATAAGTAGTGATAATTTGAATTATATAAAGCCATCATTTAATACTTCACTATTCAAAACAGTCATGCATCAAATTGAAATAGACTCTAAGGTATATATGCCAAATAAAACTAAGATAACAGGAAAAATAGGCGTAAAAGTAAATGAAAAAAACTATAACTATATAGATTTAAATACTTACTATGTTAAGAGTTGTGAAAGACAAGAAGATACCAATTCATATAGAATCTTAGCTTATACTAAAATGCAAGAGGCAATGGTAGATAGCGAGTTAGAACTTACTGAAAAATTAACAGTAAGGAATTACTTACTAGCTGTTTGTCAGAAATTAAATTGGAATACTGACAATATACCAGAAACTTTTATAAATTCAGATAAATTAGTAGATCCAACGCTACATATAGGAATAGGCTACACTTATAGAGATATCTTAGATGAGATTGCTACAATAACTTGTAGCTTTTTATTATTTAAGGGAAATAATTTATATTTAATTTATCCAACAGAAACAAATCAAAATATAGATGAAAGTTATTTAGACGAAGACAATATTACAATTGGAGAAAAATACATAATAAATTCTTTAGTATTTAGCAGAGCAGAAGAAAGCGATAACATTTACAGAAAAGATGATGAAAGCATTGCTACCAACGGACTACACGAATATAGGATATCTGATAATCAACTACTCAGCACAAATGATAGATCAGATTATATTGAAGAAATGTTTGAGTATTTAAAAACATTAAGTTTTTATACCTTTGACGTACAAAGTAAAGGAATTTTGTTCTTAGAAGTATGTGACATATTTAATTTTGTATTAAATGGAGTAACATATAAAACAATTCTACTAAATAATGAAATAGAATTAGATGATGGACTATCTGAAAAATTATATACAGATGAACCAGAGGAAACAGAAACAGAGTATAAGTATGCAGACGGTACTGATAAAAAAATAAATCAAACTTACATTTTGGTAGATAAACAAAATCAAAAAATAACTCAACTAGCAGAGCAAACTACTGAACACGAAACAAAACTAACTCAACAAGAGCAAGATATCAATGCAATAAAGCAAACTGTATCTAATACAGCAGAATATAAGAGAGAAACTGATGGAGTAAGTGAGATACATATTAAAGATGCAGGACAAGCTGATATATTAAGACTAGAGGTGCAAGGAAATAAGACTTATGAATCGAATATGTTCCCAAGAGCAAATTTGTTTCCAAGAGCAGGACTACAGCCAAATCAAAGGGGAGGGTAGTATATGAAATATAAAATAGTAGTAGATAAACAAAGTAGAACTAATCCGTCTGCAGATAAAAAAGAGTACATAATAGACATTGAAGAGCTACGATTTAAAGGCGACGTATATGACAGTTTAGTCATAACAAAAGACGAAGATTATGTTTTACGTAGGCTAAAGCTAACAGAGTTCTATGTGTTAGAAGAACTAGAAGAACCTATAAAAGAACCTTTAGAAAACATAAATATTGAGTTATTTGAAGGCGACAATTATATCTACTTAATCGATATGGTAGGAAACAAATTTTATGCAGAATACATTGTAAAAAATGATTTCACTGATATGTATACAACTAAATCAGAGTTTAAAACAGGAATAGAACAAACCTCCAGAAAAATTGAAATAATGGCAAGCACTAAATTAGATAAAAATGAATTTGCAACATATTTGGAAATAAATTCAGAAGCTGTTAAAGTTGCTTGGAACAAAATTGCTGAATTTATTCAAATGATGATTATAAATCAAAATGCAAGTTTAGCAATATTAGATGACAATAAAAAAGTATTGATGTCTTTGGATAAAACAGGGCAGCACTTTTACGATAGTGAAACGGTATTTGCAAATATGGGTGTTCAAAAATTTGATGGAAATAAGTTTATAGCTTTTGCGGTTCCTGGAGACTATAATCAAAGTATTAAAGATGGAATGGCCTGGGGGATGATAACACAAAGTGATCAAAAGTTTTGGCCAATACTTTTCGTTAAAGATTTTAAAATGGCTAGCAAAAATGCTGGAGATTTTAGTGGTCAATTAGTATTAACTGCATGTGATTTGGTTCTTGCTGGAGACACAAATGGTATCGTTTTTGGAAATGTTAAAATTGTTTGTGGATTAGCTGGAGAAATAAATTTTATAGATACAGAAACTAGAAATATTCTATTACAGATCGTTCCAGAAAATTTATATGATAGCAATACACCAAAAATCAACATATTGAATGCTGTTGAATTTTTTAAAAATTCTGGTCGGAAGTTATTCTTTTAAGGTAGGTAAAGAAAACTATGTTTTACAGACTGATAATGGAGATTTGCATGTAGCTGGCGGAACTATATTTTTAGGAACTGCTAATAAAAAAGCAACTATATCAATGTACCCTTCTAGTATGGTACAAATTCATGGAGCTGACCTAGATGTTGACGGAAATGTATATGCTAATAATATTTCATCAGATAAAAAAATAAAGAAGAATATAAAAAATAGTAGTGCATGTGCTTTAGATATAATCAAAAAAATTAAACATAAAGAATTTGACAAAATAGATGATGGTAAACATTATAATATAGGCTATATTGCACAAGATATGGAGAAAATAGATCCTAATTTTGTTATTAAGAGACCAGCAGACCCAAAAAGAAAAATAGAAGAAAGATATTATATTAATGAGTTGCCTATAATAGCAACATTATCTAAAGCAATTCAAGAGCAACAAGAACAAATTAATAAATTGCAAAGCAAAATTGAGAAACTGGAGGCTAGAAGAAGATGAAGAAAAAAACGTTTCAAAATGGAACATTAAAAAGTAAAGCCTACTTTATGAATGGAGACGTCAAGCAAGAAGTAGAAGAAGCAGTTTACGAAGGAACTACACCATTATCGGCAGAGAACTTAAATGATATGCAAGATAACATTGAAGAAGAAATAAATTCACATATAGAGCACAAATACTTTTTACAGCTAACTGCAGATGTAGTCAAAGGTGGAACTATAACATTGCCTTGCCATTATAAAGTAGGAACACATTGTTTAGATGTGTATTATATGGGAGAACTACTAACAATTAGTTCAGATGATGCAGGAACAGATGGCCATTATCGAGAAGTGGGCGAAGCTAATTCGGTAAGCAACCAAATTAAAACAACTAGTGACTGGGGCTGTGAAAGTGGCGAATATTTTGAATTTGTAGTAAGGGGGGAGTATAGTGCTTAGTGCATGGAATAAAATAAAAGAATTGATAAATAAAAAACAAAATATATTAAATATTACAACTGGAATCGAATATGAAACAGGCAGAATTATAGATGGTAAAAAAGAGTATGCAAAAAGATTTAATTGTGGAAATGGACCTAATAATGAAACAATACAAGTAGAAACGGGACTTACTAATGTTAAATATACAAAAATTGAAGGAATGGCTTACACTACTTCTATATTTTTTCCGTTAAATATGGTTCGTCCTATTGGTAAAACAGACAGTACAAGTATTGGTGTCTATGTTTCTGCTAATAAAATACTTATCGAAAGCGCAATAGATAGGTCTGCATTTACAATAGTTGTAGATGTATATTATTTAAAAAATTAGTTAAAAGAGGTGTGAATGTGAATATAATAGGAATAATAGTTGGTTATCTCGTACCTACAATTTTAGGAGCAATCATAGGCTTTTTATTTACACGTTTAAAAAGAAACAGAAAAAAAGACAAAGCGATTGAAGAAGGGGTACAAGCCTTGCTACGCAATGAACTTATAAGAAGATATAGAGAATATGAAACGAAAGGCGAACTTTCGATTCTAGATAAAGAAAATATGGAGGCAATGTTTAAACAATACGAGAATCTAGAAGGAAATGGAACAGTAAAGCATTTAATGCAGGAACTGTTAAATTTACCAACAAAGATTATAAAAAGTTAGGAGGTGTTCTATATGATGAGCAACAAAGTTTATGATGCATTAAAATGGATTACATTAGTATTTTTGCCAGCATTGACTACATTAACAGGTGTAATACTAAATTGTTTCAACGTTGGTTGTACTGACATTGTGCTAACAATAATGACCGCAGTTACAACATTTATGGGTGCAGTATTAGGAATATCAAATATAAATTACAAAAATAAAGGAGAATAAAATTATGATAAAAGCTAAAACCTTTGTGGCTGTACACACACACACACACACACACACACACTTATATTTAGTCTAAAAAAGAAAAGAGGTGTCAAAGTATGATACCTCAATATACTAAAAGAAAAGAAGAAATGAAAAATATAAATATTTTAAAACAAACAGACATCAAATATTTTACGCCTAATAATGCGAGCAATTATGAAGGATATGGAAATTGCTATTATTATAAGATTGGAAGTAGAGTTCATTTGCATGTAGGTGTGTCTATTAGTAGTACTTCAAACACATTAATAGGTATTTTGCCAGAACAATATAGACCAATTACAGTAGTTTCCGCTGTGGGGTTAGGTTCAGATATATCCACTTTTTCAACAATGCAAGTGAGCCAAAATGGAGGAATAAATATAAGTTCTTCTCACGGATATGCATTAATTGATGTTGAATACGACACATTAAATTAAAGAAAGGAATGTTTAGTATGGAAGATGATGAAATAGAAGTAATGAAACCTGTAGAAGAACCTACAGAAGAAATTTTTGAAGAAATAAAAGATGAAATCGAGGTGACAGAAGATGAGTAGAGTATTTAAGAATAAAGGCAACGTAATCACACAAGCGTTTAAAAAAGGGGTACATAATGGTATTGACTTAGTTGGCACTGGCTATACCTTAGACTATATTACAGCGCACACAGAAGGAACTGTAGTGGCCGTTAGAAACAACTATAAAACTAACGATAGATATGGTTGCTCTTATGGCAATTATGTAAAAATTAAACATGATGGTTACTATACGTTATATGCACACATGAAATATAATAGTGTAACAGTTAAAGTAGGACAAAAAGTGTCAAGAGGACAAGTTATAGGCTATATGGGAAATACTGGTCATAGTTTTGGAGCACATTTGCATTTTGAAGTAAGAGATAAAAATGACAATTTTATAAACCCAACAAAATATATAAATGCAAATTTACCTTCAAATGACAGTAAAAAATATAGTAAAGGCAGATACAAAGTAGATTGTGATGTTTTAACAGTAAGAACTGGACCAGGGACAAATTATGATTGGAAAAAATTCAATCAGTTAACACCAAACGCACAGGCACAAATAAAAGAATTATCAAATTCAAGACCAAATGGACTTGTAAGAGGATGTATTTGTGATGTATCAGAAGTAAAAGGCGAGTGGGGAAAGATTCCATCTGGCTGGATTTGCTTAAAATATTGTAAAAAAACATAATAGCTAGGCACTGCCTAGCTTATTTTTTTATAAAAATGTTTTAAAATAATATTTTCTTCAATATCCATAAAAAAACTTCCTTTTTAAAAGTATTTAAATTATACAATCAAAATTTAGAAAAAACAAGATTAATATATTTAAAACTAAATACAGAAAATTAATTTTAGGTATTGACAAATAAAATTGTTATGATATTATATAGAAAGCAATAATATCAAACGTTTGCTTTTTATGTAAATCTGTGTTATAATATTATTAATAATGTGAATCAAAAATAAAAAAATTTAATAATATATTATAAAAATGGAAATAATAAAATAAATATTATAAAGGAGGGATTGACATGAAAACAAATATGATGGATTTAAAAAAAGAAGCTAAGAAATTAGTTTTAATTAGTAAGCAAAAAGGAATAATGAAACCACATACAGAAGCTTTCAAAGATTTCCCTGTAGCTGAAGAAATTCACAAAGGAAGAATAGAAAATTATAGATAG